AAGCCCGCTGGCGAGGTCAAGCATGATGGCGATGAACACCACAAACGCCGCCACGCCCACCATCAGTGCCATCAATTTCAATCCGTTGAAATCAATCATAGCCTTACCCTTTCGCAAAGTGCATCAGTACGATGACCACCGCCGCGAGAACCGCGCCGATTGCTGTGCAGCCGAAGTCCTTCCAATCAAATCTGCCGCCGTCATGCTTGTTGTCCGTAAACTCCTTCACACCGCCAGCGATTACGCCAGCCAAACATCCCCACAAGCCAGCGAACAAGTTCTGCGTCTCTAACCAGATGGGCAGGGCAATCACTAAAGCGATGCCCAGACCCGCCGCGATATGTTTCAGTTTGTCCATCATAATTGTTGCCCCAATAATGTCCTGAAATACATATCAGCCAAAGTGTTTGTGTACACAAGGCTAACCTCGTTATACCTTGTGTCGCTCCCACTGAACAAGTATGCGTATTCGGTTGTCTCGAACGTCATTGACAAGTCTGCCTTTCCGTTGGCTTTCGCCCAGTTACGGAATGTCGGTTTGTCGGTTGAATCCCACGGGTAACACGTCTGACCAACAGACTTGTTGTAGGTCTTGTTCATAATGGCATCGACCTGCGCACCGACGGCAGAATAGATCGTATACTCTTTGTCGAGTTGCTCTTGAGTGCTTGCGTATGCTAACAAAAGCGTTGAGCATACTTGCGGAACGATTGTTGACGAGCCGCTGCCCTCGCTCAACTGGTGCATATCGATAAACACGTCATAATGCCTCTCGTTGAGCAACGAGATGAGCGATTGCGACTCTACCGCAACTTGGTTGATTGCATCACGGTTAATGTCAACATTGTTTACATTGGCCCTTGTGTTGGCATCGTAACCAGTGGGATTGACAAGCGGCACAAACCACCACTCATACAATGCCCTAAGACCCGCATAACGCTCATCGTTAAGCAGACGATTGACGAACTCATACAAAGCAAGTGGAGTGCCTTTCTCATCGCCGTGAATACCGCTGATGATAAGCACCTTTTTCTTGGAATATAGAGAGCCGTCTGTCACGATGTCAACATAGCTGCCGTTCTGCACAACGTGCTTCCCGTCTGTGTTGACGTGGTAAAGATACACAGGCTTGCTTGATACTGTTGTCATCGTGCTGCGTGACGCTTTCCCGCTTGTCACGAATGCGTCCCACAACGTATGGTATGCTGCGGCAGTAGCTGGGATTGATTGGGTCAATGGTATCACATTGCCAGTCATCCCGTTACCTATCTGGTCAAGGAACGTCTTGACATTAGTATCGCCGTACTCGACATTCTCCGCTTTGGCACCGATGTCGAAAATTGTGCCGTCAAAGTCAATTTGATTTTTAACTGCCATAATAATAATTAATAATGAACGGTTACTGAATAAGGGATGTGGTTCGTGTTACCATACAAATTGTTGCCATTTGGCGAATCGTTACGCACATTCACAATAACCTTGCAGGCTGCTGTGGCTGTAACGGTAGCAGTGAACGGGTTCGCGGGGTCACCTGTGTTTGGCGGCGCCTCGGCAGCAGACAATATTATGTTGGAATTGTCAACGACACACCACAGGCGAGGACTTGAACCACCTACACCTACAATGTCAACGGATTGTCCTTGTACTAATGAGATTACACAAGAATCATACAAGTTGGCAGAACCATCAGACAGGGTCATTGGGCACTCATTACCGACACCTTGATTGCAGTTTATCTGCTTCCCAAGAGTCATTGTCGGTGTAGCCGCAGATACGGATGCCGTGATAGGGATCGTAACACTTTGGACGCCTGTAACTGCGGCGGTTATCTGCCCACCACCGCTTTTCGCCCCATCAAAATAAATGGGTACATTAATTCCAGCCAATGCATCTGCAACAGAAATTGTCTTGGTTGTAAGAACAGAACCGCTTGCGAAAGACAAACCTGTACCCACAAGAGAAAGCGTTACATCACTCTCGATGTTAAAGCCAAGCACTGAGACATTTTCACTTTTCTCCGTGTTGTGCGTGGTCGTAATATTCAACGCGGATGGAGAGATTGAGACAATCGGTGTGCCTAAATCAATGCGACGAAAAACAATCTTCGTCCCTTCTTCACTTATTGCATAAGTTCTTGCAACAATAGTATTAATCCTATTTCTCAAGACTTTGCCCATGCTTGCCGCCAACGCATCGCTGTTGCTGTCACTGCCAAGGCTGGTTATGATGGCAACACTATTGGCAGGAACAACGGTCACCTGAGCCTCGCCCAACGCATCGTCAATCGCATCGGCCATCTCCTGTTTCGTTGCCAGCGTGCTTGTGTCGGGAATCGTCGGCTTGTTCTTGATGTAGTCGTCCGCATTGGTGTTCGTCTGATTCCAGTCGCTCTGCACGTTCACCTCGGCACCTGCCGCGATGCCCGCCAACTTGGTATGCTCGGCATCGCTCATCAGCGACTTGCCAGCCTCCGCGTCCACCTTGCCAGCCAAGCCTGTGTCAACATACTGCTTAACAACCCTGTTCTGCACAGCATTCGTGCTGGTGGCACTCATTTCAGCATCAGGCGGTGTTGCCTCGCCGCCGTCCTCAACGGTAATCGACACGGTGCCGTTGTTGTTCTCGGCTTCCTGGCCGTTCACGTTGATGTGCTTGACAACGGTTTCGGTTGCGGGCATCGCGCCAACGTCACTGGCTCCAAGAGTGACATTGCTACTCAATGCCTTGCCGTTCACCGTGCGGGTATTGGGCACCGCATTATTGATCAGGTCGCGTAACTGCTGCGTCAGCGCGGAGGCGCCCACGCTGCCAGCGGCTGCAGGTTCTTCCAGCGCCGCGAGTATCGCCGTGAGTATCGCTTTCAGGCCATCCTCGATGTTCGCCTTCGGCTGGTCTTCCCACGTCTGGTTAAGTATTTGATTGTCTATTGCCATTGTATATATGTTGTTTAAGTTGTTGTCTTACCAAACTTCCGCGCGATGCCAGAGGTCCGCGCGATGCCAGAGGCCGTCATCTGCGCTCGGGCTGCTGCTGCGGGCCTTCGGTCTCATGCGCGTGAGCATCAGTTGCTGTACCTGTGCGGCCTTCCCGCTCGCCAGTGTGGCATATGTCTCAGCCTGCGACGGCATCGTGATCATCAGCCACTTGGCCACGATGCTGTTTGTCAGGTAACTCATCAGTGCCTCTTGCAGGGTGTACTTGTACTGACTCGGCCAGTTCGTCGGCATGGCCAGCGTGGCCTTGTAGTCGTTGCCAAGTTCAGGATGATGTGTCAGCACCTGGCTGGTGATGAGCGTGGCCCAGTGGTCAAGCATCAGCGACGCGTCGCTGCAAGCCTCCATCCAGTACCTGTCCAGTTGCTCGCGGTCAGCATCGATGTTGGCCACGCGCTCATAGGCGCCAGGATCTTGCTCGCTCATCGACTTGCTGCCGATGTAAGCCGTGGTCTTGGCCACCTCGTCAAGCACCCTCGCCTTGTTGATCTGAATATCAATCGTTATCGTCGCCATTGTCCGTGTCGTTCAGTATTACGCGATGCTATCGCGTAAAGATTAATGATCCGTATAAACCCAGAAAGTCCTGGTGATGAAACCGCCAGCTATTTGATACACTTTCAATTTCCAAGATGAAATCACCATTGATGACATATCTGCCTCTGGCTGCGCCATGTCGGTGTAATATCCGTCAGCAATTGCCGTCTTCCCCATAGGCGAGCCTGAGGGTGTCGTGCTGGCAGCAAATATCTTTTGATCGTAAGAAGGTGTTCCAGTTGACCCAGAGAAATACCGAGGGTATGCAATCAATGTATAGTTGCTGTTGCCACTGAAACTATTGTCAACAGGTTCAACGGAACCAAGAGAGCAGAGCATGATACTACTCCAATATGGGCTTTGAGACTTGATGATGTCACCGCTGTTGCCTATTCGCCAAGCCTCGGTGTTTCCCTCGTCATCATTGTAATAGATGTTCCAACCCGTGTAATCCATTACATAGCGCTTTCTCCCGCTTTGATAATAGATGATGTAAGATCCGTGTTGGTCTTCATTCAGGCCAGCGGTCTTGTTGCCGTTCGCATCCTTGAAGATGATCTTGTTTGTACTCATCATTTCAATGGCCGCATTCTCGGCTATCAGCAGTTCCGTGGCGAAGAACTTCATGCCTGTTCCAAGATCAACCCAGTCGTCATCGTCCTGGGTTTCGCCTGGCCCGTATTGATCGTGCAGGTCTCTTCCGTAGACACCAGCGAGCCAATACTTGCCATTGTACTTCACACAGTCACGGAATGTTGAATTCCACCCATAGTATCCGTCGGCGCTCCAATTGCCTCTGAATCTCAGCACAGGTCCCATATCGCCCTTGTCGCCTTTATCACCTTTCTGTCCAGGCTCTCCAGGGTCGCCTTTCTGTCCAGGCTCTCCAGGGTCGCCCTTTTGTCCAGGGTCGCCCTGTTCTCCCTTCTCGGCCCAGTTGCGGTGCAGGATAGCAGGCGACTGGAATGCTCCCCACCTTCCATTCACCTTCTCGCGCTTGGCTTGCCATTCATACGGCCACCGCTCGCTCACGCCCATCGGGTTGTCGGTGAACGTGTCAAAGTTGATCGTCTTGTCGGGGCCGTAGTTATCAAAACTGCCTATGTTGTCAACCTCGGGGCAATGATCGGGCTCTTGGTACTGATAGGTCTCGTCTGGGTCTTCGTCAATCGTCGGCGCTGGCTCGAGAACCGACGTGCGGATGTACACATATTCGTAGTCGATGCCGTCCTTGCCAGCCAGATAATTCCAGTTGTACAAGTGTGCATTATCGTCATCGTCCATATCAGGTATCTCGGTGTCCGAAACCTTGATACCCATCCAAGGATAACTCTGGCCCTCGGCAGGATCGGTGGTGAAACCCTCAACCGATTGGAATGTCTGCGGGTTGCCAACGAACTGCACGTTGGTTGCCCAGGCGATGTAGAAATATTGGCTGTGGCCGTCATCTCCTTTCTCGCCCTTGAACTCGCCAAGGTCTTCCCAATCGTCTTCCCAGTTCTGGTTGTTGTCCAAACCAAGGTAGACGAACAGATGTCCCGACACATCATCGCCGCCCAGGTTCTCGCCGCCCAGCACTACCCAGCAGTCGCCAGCCTCGACACCCTGGCTGGCGGGATAACTCTGTAATGACTTTTGGCCCTGCTCAGTGATCTCGCTGTCCTTGTAGACATCGACGCGGCCTTTGATAGTGGCCACGGCACCGTTCTGGCCGATAGCCACCTTGTCAGTCTTCACTCCGTCAATCACCCAAAAACCATCGTCGCTGATCTCAATCGTGTGGTTTGTGCTGTACGTCGCCCACAGTGCGGCTGGTGTCGAGAAGTTCTGCCACAACCCTTCGCGCTTGCGGCGCTGCAATACCCATTCGTAGGGCCAGTCCTCATCGACACCTTTGGGGTCTGCCGTCCACGCCGTACCTTCAGCACCGCATTGAGCCTTATTGGCGATACCAGGACAATAGCCAGTGGTCTGGAAAGTAGCTGCGCTTGACGTTATCCTGGGTATAGGTGCAACCTTTTTATTCGTGCGGCAAAACACATTTTCATAGCCATCACCATCAGTACCTCGGGCACCCTTGATCAAGGAGATCACCCATTCGCCCCACACGCTGTTGCCATTGGCATCAGTTACCTTGTGGCGTGTAGCCATCCAATTCATGGCCGACCAGTCCGCGTTTGGGTTGCGAACAGGATCAAACCACAAGCTGCCCTTGTTGTTGTCATTCGGTGCTGCAGGCACCGACGAGGTATTTGCCGTGGAATATTCCACGTCGAAGTCCTCGCCGTCCATCATCAGCGTTGGCGTTGACCAATCGGTCTGCGGCGCTTGGCCGTCGCTTGTGTATGTGCGCGATGACATCCATATGGGTTTGTTGCCTACAGGGATGCCCTCCTTCCAAATCAATCCGTTAGGCATCGGGTCATTGTACGCGCCGCCAGCAGGTGTCTGTGGCTGCGAGTCGCTGCGGGTGAACACCAGCATGCGGAATGATGACTGTCCCTTGAAGCGTTCACCGTTGGCCACCTGGATGTCGCCCACGGTCAGCGTGCCTTCGACAAAGGCGTTACCGCCCACGTTCAGGTCGCCGCCCACGTTCAAGTCGCCGCCCACCGTCGAGCCAGCAGGATCACCGCCGCCTGGCGTGGCGTTCATCGGCACCCAGTTGCGTGACAACAAGTCCCACTTGTATTCGCTATCGTCGATCTGCAAGTAGTCACCTTCACGGCCACCCTCAGGGTGTGCGCTCCATACCGCCGACAGGTCGGCATATTTTCCAAGATTATTGATTCTATTATACGATGCCATTGTATTGTTTGTGTTTGTCTTGCGGACAATGGTTATGCCGTTGTCACTATCCCAGCCAGTTCGTTACTCGTTCCCAGCAGCACCGCCGCAAGGTCACCGTTACCGACAACAGCAGCAGCCATGCTCGCCAAGCGATACACCACGGCCCTGTACAGTTTTGGGCATAGTTCTATCTCGTCACTCAATGTGATCGCTGGGATCGGCAGGTATTTTGCCTGGGCGACCCTCACGCCTGGACCAGCCGAGCATGAAAAAAACTCCAGCACCTGGCCGTTGCCGCCATGCACGATTGCCACAACTGGGCGTTGAGGATTCCCGCGCACGCCAGCATAGCGGCTGCTCTGCATCTGGTAGGCGGGATGCTCCTCAGTGATAGCCTCGGTCACGGACCTGTACCAGTCGCTCATGCGAAAAGTGATCAGCCGCATGAAGTCCTTCGGCAGGTTCACCTTACCCGCTCCGTAGCCCTCCTGGCTCTCCCACTCCACCGACGCACCGAACGACTTGCCGCCGTCCAGCAGTTCATGCGCCGCGCCTTCCTCGACCAGCCTGGCCGCATCCTCCACCTTCGAGCGGATGATCTCGTCCATCGTCAACGTGTCGATATCGCCAAGTGCCGTCAGCGCCTCGCTGCTGTTATTGCGGTCAATTGCCACGCGGGCATCCTTTATCAGTTGTTCAACCGAGTATGGTGTCATGTCTCAGTGCTGTTGTAGTAGTGCGCGACATCGTCGCGTGATTAAATCCCAGTAAACTCAATCCCGTTAGCCCCTGCTGCGTCAAGGATAGCGGACTTGCTGCGCAACTTCGTGCGCGACAGCCCGAACTTCTCAACCAGGTACTCTTTAGCGTCATCAAGGTTCGATACGTTGACGACAATTACCTTCGGCTCTTCTTCCTTGGGTTGCGTCACAGGAGACTGCGGCTGTTCGTCGGCAACTGTTTCATCAATGTGGAAAATCTTGCCGAAGCCTGCATGATGCTCGAGCCCATGCTGGATGCCTTTGTCTGCAGTGCTGTAGATGCTTCCACCCCCAGTTAACGCATCAAACGAAACGCGGACTTTACTGCCGTCAGGTCTGATAACGCCAATGTGTACTATGCTGTTTGAACGATATGTTTTCATCATGATGCTTTTTAAATGATGCAGGACGGGCGTTGCGGCCCGCCCTGCAATTTGAGATCAATTATGAAACGATCAACCGTTGTTTGCGGGAGGTTCCTGGGCCAAGCGCATGCGGGCATGAGCCTTGGCATAGCGCAGGTACAAGCAAGCAACCTCTTGCATCACGACAGCATCGGTATTGCGAACACCAGCCTTTTTGAGGTCAAGGATGTTGCGTGACCAGGACAGGTGAGTGCGCTTGCACAGGTATTCGGGATCGAGCGCGAAACCGCAGTCGCTCATTCCATTCAAGTCGAACAACTCATGGTGGAGCATCAAGATCTCGCCAAAGTCGGTATCCCACGACTTGAATTTGAGATTCCAGATTTCTACGGTGTCCTTCAGGCGGAACTTCTCGCTCTTGATCTTCGAGAATGCGGCTACCATGTCGCTACCAGCCAATAAGATCTTACGCTTGTTGCCGATGCCAGTTCCGACAAACATGTCTTTGGTAATATCGACAAGGTCCTCGTCACTGATGACAGCGCAACCCTTGGTGCTGTCCCAAGTGCCTACCTCGATGTCCTTGCCAGCCATCCACCAAATGCCGCCAGTGAACCAGGTGGCCATGCCGTCCTTGGTGATGTGGTTGATCTTGCGCTTCACGCCCCACAGGTAAGTATTCTCCTGAGCCAGGCGCATGTCGTAAATACCGTCTTCCTCCAGGTCACTGAAGTTCCAGTCTACCTCCTTGGCTGCGATACGATCGAAAGTCGATTGCTCGACCTGGATCATAAAGTTCTGGCAGAATTGAATCTCTGCCGAGGGAACATTGTTGAAGCGGCCAGTCTGAACATCCAATTCACCACAAGCCTTACCCATACGGATAAGGGTTACCTTGGTCTTGTCAAGAGCGGGAACCAGGATGGTCTGACCTGCGCTGTTGGCGGTACCGTTAACTGCATATACAAGGGGATTACCGCTGTTGTCGCGACCGCAGACACAAAGCACCAGGTCGGGGACATTGGTATCGTTCTGGCCATAGGCGGTGCCGTCGGCCTTGGTGATGGCCCTCTGCCCGACCACGCGGATGGTGTCATCCAAAGTAAACATGTTGGGGTCGGTCACCTGGATGGCAGTGCTGGTAGCAGAACCTGTCATGGCGCTTACATTGGCAGATAAGGTGGTCTTGATAGGACGGGTGCCCACGCTGTAATACTTCACCTCAAAACTGTCTGACTTCTGAGCCTTGGCATAGCGAGAGATCTGATCGATAGGGGTAGCCATCGGGCGAATCTTGGTGATGCGCTCGTCAATCTGCTTGCTGTAAAACTCGGGATTGTTGTCAGCCTCAGTAACCTCGCGACCCTTGGTCTCGGTAGCGATACCGTCGGGGCCCCACTTGCCGTTAACGGCACTGTTGCTGTCAGTGGTGGCGATGTCGCCGCCCTCGCCGCCAACGCTCTTGCCAGCATCAGGAAGGTCAACCACGTTGGCCATCATGACGCCGCTGGATGCTCCAGTCACCACGGTGAGGACAAAGAGCACCATCATGCTGAATAACTTAAAAAACTTCTTCATTTCTATGAAAGCATTAAATTGTGAATATTGTGTAAATCGTGTTGTTCAGTATTACGCGATGTCATCGCGTATCATTACCTGCGCGTGATGCGCTTCTCGCCGCCGCGGGCGAAAATATCATCGCCGTTGCCAATGTTGCCCAACGCGCCCATGTCGGGACCTGTGCTGGTACTGGTGCTGCCATTGCGACCGTTCAGCGGGGCGGTGCCGTCTCCAGACTGGCGCTTGCGCAGCGTCTCGTTGATCTTGGCGTTGCGACCGCGCACCTCGGCGTCGGCGTCTGCATTGGCCACATCCTCGTCGTGGTTAATGGCCTTCAATGCCATGTCCATGCTTTCGCGTTTGTAGATGCCACGGATGGCGTCGTTGAAGATGCCGTTGAGGAAATCCATCACCTGGTCTGCCTGCTCGTCGCTCAGCCCGTTGTCGGCCTGGAACTGGTCCAGCGTCTCGATGCTGGAACCGATGTTCTGGTTGTACTGATCTTCCAGTTCCTTCGACTTGGCGACGCGGTCCAGGTACTCCTTATGCGCGGCTTCCAGTTCATCCAACTTCTCAGGATCGTCAAGCGCCTCTTTGAAGGTGTCGCCGAACTGACGCATCAATTCTACCTCGGGGGTAGAGCCTTGACGCCAGTTGTTCATGAAGTGAGCGCTCCTGGGATCGCTGTTGAACATGTCGACAATCGACTGCTCACGCTGCTGGTACTCGCCTAACTGCTTGTCAAAATCATCGTAATCATCATTGATTCTGCCAAACATGGCCTCGTCGTCGGCGAAATCCTGGTCGGGATATTTCTTTTTCAAGCGAGCGCTCATCGTGTCGCGCTTACTCATAACTTGTTCATTATTAGGTTCTGCCATAATAAGTCAATTTGTTTAAAGAGTATTTATACGCAAAACTACGACCGTTTTACGCCACGCCGTTTTTATCTATTAACCGACATTGGGTAAATTTGTGTTGATGAAACACCACGGCAATAAATCCAACCACGAACACCACCGCAATGCGGACCTGATGCGCGTCTACCGCAACGAGGTGAGCAAGGCGGGTAGCGTCTATCTGCCCGACCTGCTCGAGCGCGTGGTCAATTCACCGTCAGCGCGGTTCTGGGTGTCACCAGAGCGCGCCGCGATTGTGATTGCACGCATCATGAGGGGCGACACGTTACCCGAAATGAGGCCGCTTCGCCGTGAAATGTTCTTTGAGATTTACCGCCTGGCAATGGAACTGCAGCATCACCAGCCTGACATGCCAGTGTCGCACCTGGCCGAGATCGTCGTGCACATGCCCGCGCCTAAGTTCTACATGACGCCTGGCAGCGCAAAGGTCATCATCCACAAAATAAAGAAGCAGAAAAAAAAGAAAGGTTAACCGTGACGCGGTTTCACCGCGTCCGTCAAGTGATATGGATATCTATCTCAACACTGGCTCCAAGTGGACCGCTCTTGCAATAGGAGTGGCGGCACTGGTGCTGTCGCCATTCGACGGCGGCGGCATCTGCGTCGGTTGTTCCTGGCTGGCCAGGATATCATATCCGATTTTCCATGTCAACCTGCTTCACGCGTTCTGCAATGCCTGGTGCCTGATATCCTTGGTGTTTCTCTATGATTTGCCTTGGTGGAAAACCGCGCTGGCTTTCCTTATCGCGGTATCCATCCCGCCATTGCCGTTGCTGTTGACGACAACCCCCGTTGTCGGCATGTCGGGCGTCTGCTTCGCCTTGATGGGCTTGACCGTGCCCATCGTCCGACGCAAGATAATGTTGCTGGGTTGGATTAATCTGTTCCTTGTTCTCGGCTTTCTCTTCCCTAATGTGGCCGCTTGGGTCCATGTCTATTGTTTCCTTGTCGGCCTGTGGGCTGGCCTCATCATCCACGCGCCATGGCAGGGGAAAAAGTAAAACAGCAGCGACCCAGTCCAGTTTGTTGCGATGCCATCGCAACTATATTGGACGAGAACGACCGCCGCAACGAGGAAATCAATACCAAGTTCAATCCCGTTACTGGCGAGGGCAGCGTCGGCGACCGCGTCTTGGTCGAGATCCCCGACTTCCCCATCACGCGCCAGTGGTTGCCAAAGGAAATGATGAGCGTTCCGCTGGTCAAGAAACTGGTCAAGGCAGGAAGCATCGAGCAGTTTGTCAAGGATGAATTCCAGGATGTCGAGGTAGTGCAAGACACCGTCTTGCATGAAAAGGTAATACGCCAATTCACGCGCCTGCGATGCCGCTATGACTTCCCTTTCTGGGCCGCTACGTTGGCACACATCAAGCCTAAAGGCGGCGGCGAGGTGATTCTGTTCCGCATATCCAGGCCGCAACGCAAACTGCTGGCAGCGCTCGAGCAGATGCGACTGGCTGGCAAACCAATCCGCTTGGTGCTGCTCAAGGCGCGCCAGTGGGGAGGCTCGACACTGATTCAGATCTACATGGCCTGGCTGCAGTTGATGCACAAGCCTGGTTTGAACTCGCTTATCGTGGCCCACGTCAAGGACACGGCGATCATTATCAAGAACATGTTCGAGCGTCTGATTAAACTCTACCCCATCGAAATGCTTCACCGCCTCGGCGAGGCATACAACGAGAACGAGGAGAAACTCGAGGGAGTCGGCGGCTCGACGAATATCAAACGAATCCCCCAGCGCGATTGCCTCATCAAGGTTGGCTCGGCTGAGCGCCCCGACAGCGCACGCGGCGACGACTACAACTTGGTGCACTGCTCCGAGGTTGGCGTCTGGAAAACAACCGACGGCAAGACGCCAGAGGAAATCGTGCAGTCGGCATGCTCGGGCGTTCTCAACCGTCCCTATACGATGATCGTCTATGAGTCCACCGCCAAAGGATCGGGAAACTTTTTCCACAAGGAATGGCTGGCGGCGAAGCGCGGCGAGTCAATGTTTACAGCGCTGTTCGTGCCTTGGTATGAGATACCCTGGGACAGCGAGCCTTTTGAGAACGAACAGGCACGCATGGAGTTTGCCCAGTGGCTCTATGACAACCGCATGCAGGAAGCATCCGACTCAGACCGACGCGAGCCTGGCGCATACCTGTGGAAACTATGGAACTACGGGGCAACACTGGAAGGACTGAACTGGTACATCATCGAGCGCTCAAAGCATTCGTCCCACGCCTCGATGGCAAGCGAATGCCCGTCCAACGACATCGAGGCATTCACGTTCTCGGGACGCAAGGTATTCGATGACGAGCAAGTGGAGAAACTCAGGCCGTCTTGCCGTCCGCCAAAACTCATCGGCGAGATTTACGGCGCCTGGGACAGCGGACCAGGAGCACTCGAGCACCTGCAGTTCAACAAAGAGCAGAACGGGCGCCTGTGGATTTGGCAAGACGTCGAACCCGACGACGAGGACGAGAAGATATTGGACCGTTACCTTGTGGTGGTCGACGTCTGCAAGGGTATGACAGCCAAGGCGGATTATTCCGTTATCGCGGTGTTCGACCGCATCTGGATGATGGACGGGCAACCGCCGTCGGTGGTGGCGCAATGGTACGGACACATCGAAATGGACCGCCTGGCGTGGAAAGCGGCACAGATAGCCGAGTACTACAACCACGCCCTGCTGGTCATCGAGAGCAATACACTGGAGACTAACAACACACGCAGCGAAGCCGAGTACATCCTCAACCTGGTGCGAGACGTATACGACAACCTGTATGCCCGCAAACAGTCCCAGGATGACGTCAAGGAGAAAGTGCCTGTCAAGTACGGCTACCATACCAACGTCCTGACCAAGGGAGAAATCATCACCAACCTCAAAGCGGTGGTACGCGAACAGCTCTACGTCGAGCGTGACGAGCGCTGTCTTACCGAGTACATGGTCTATATCCAGAATGAGAAGGGGGTCTACGAAGCCCCGTCAGGATACCACGACGATATCCTGATGACGCGCGCCATAGGCATGAAGATATGCTACTTTGAAATGGAGCGGCCCAGGATAAGGAAACTGGACTACACCCCAGCAGCATCGCGGCAGGTAATATCCGCCGCCACAATATAAAATGGTTACAAGATAACGTGTTGTTAATGTATTACCCGCTATTAGCGGGTACAATAAAAATATAACGTCATGAAATTGTATAGAAGATTCAAAGCCTACCTCGCCCTGCGCGAGGCCATCCGTAAAGCAGACGATGCCCACTCCCGCGGCGGTGGTCGTTTCTACGTCCTCGGCACAGGCGACGGAAAACTCATCGTCACCGACAAGAAAAACTACCGCGGCCTCAAACGCAAGGGCTACATCAACCGCAACGCCACCACCCAGGACGCCCTCAACGAATGTTTCTACTTCACCCCTTTCAAGGACGGCCACGGCTATATCACCCCCGAAATCCTCGCCATCAAGCGCCAGCAATACCTATCCTGGTGTGACGCCATCCATGAGTTAAAGAAGAAAAGAAAAAAGTAGAGACGCAATATCTTGCGCCTCTCCAGTTCCCTGTGTCGCGACTTTGTCGCGACCTTTATCGTTGTGTCCAGTATGTTGCGTTGACAACGCAACAACAAGGTTATGCGGTAATCATACCGTATGCCTTGTTCACAGCGTCCATATCAACACCCTGCTGGGCCTGCTGCACAAGGCCAGAGTCGATGGGCTCCGCCGCCTGGCCCTGCTGCAACTGCTGCTCACGCGACTTGATGACCTGCAGCAGTTTGTCCTTGTACGGGAAATCGCCAACTTCGAGCGCCTCTTCAAGGCCGAGCAGGCCAGTGCTCACCAGTTCGCGCAGGAACATGGTGCCGAACTCGCGGAACGTCGGCGACGCCGTGCTCTCGGCGATGGCGATGTCAATCTCGACGTCGCGGATGCGCTGGGGCGTGATGTCAATGCCGTGATCGTATCCGACAATAGACATGATCTTCTTGTCGTCATAGAACTGCAGGATATTCTTCAGGTCCTTATAGGCGGCATCCTCAACGAAGTTGTTGAACGAGATCAACAGGTCAAGCAGACTGGTGGCGGCATTCATCGCCTGCTGGGCGTACAGCGTGCCGCTCTCGCCGCTGGGACCGCCGCGACCCTGCATCGCGCCGTGCACGCCGCTGATATCCTCGAAAAATTTCAACTGCAGATTCAGCAGTTCGCCGATGCCTATGTTGGTGGCGTTGTTGGCAATCTGCTGCGGAGCGGGAACGCCAGGCTTGGCGTTGTAGAACAACACGCCGTCAACGCTGGCCCATTCCTCGGCAAACTCTTGGGGAGTGTGAGTACCCAGGCAGTCCTCGGGAACAAGCAGCACGCCCTTGGCGCTGGCACGCATGATCCAGTCATACATGGTGATCAACCTGTTCACATAGCGCTGCTGGTCGATGACGTCGCTCACGAATGAATGAATCTCGCCGTCAATGAAGGGATAGGCCAGGAACACATAGGGGTGTTCCTTGTGCTCAAACGGAGTCTCGCCCTCGTCCAGGATATCCCCAAACGGGGTAAGGAAATAATAGTACCAGTATTCGTCCAGGAACCATTCAGCCTCGATGAGCGGAATATCTTCCCTGGCCATGCCGACGGCGGTTCCCCTGGCGATGCGGTCGGCGTTCTCGGCATCCACCATCACTTGTTTGTCGCTGACCTCGATCTTGTACACCTCGCCGCTGTTGTAGTCATGACAGCGGTAACGGGGCTTGGTCTCCTTACGCCACACCTCGATCACGCGGCACCGCGTGGGATCGCCAGTAAACAAGAAGTCGTAGTTCTTCAGCCTGCTGTAACCGAATTCCTCGCACACCTGCTGCAGGTTGCTCATCTTGCTGGCACTGCGGTAGATGTCGCGCAAACGCCTGTAGTCCTCGGGGCTATGGGCGAACTGACCGCACACCTCGCCGAAGTCAACGTCGTGCACCTCACCAAGACAACGCACGTCCCAGCCGCGAAAGTCCTTCATCGAGTCATCGATAAAGAAACATTTGGGGTTGACATACTTCGTCCAGCAGTCCAGTTTGTCGCGCTCCCAGCCGTACCACTTGCGATGTATCACGAAGGCACCGATAAGGTAGTCCTCCATCGTGCGGGCGTTCACCATGCGAAGGCGGTTCAACTGGCTGTTGTACTTCAACAACTCGTTGTCACATTCGGCAATCTGCTGCTCGTTCTCGTCACGCGCCTTGCACACGGGTTCGCTGTTTTGCTTGTAATACTCACCGAGCACGTTGCGCACAAGGCGACGGATCAAGTTGTTCTTCAACGGAACCTGGCCACGTCCCTTGATGTATTCCTCTTCGGTCATACTCTTGCCGTTAACCAGGATGATGTCGCCCCACTGGTCGCCGTTGTGGTAGTTCTTGTTGCGCTCACGCTCACGCCTGAAGCGGTCCATGCCGCTCCAGTACCGCTGCGCTTCCATCAGCACGTCAAAGGCACGGCGCTGCTCAAACTGCTTCGCGTGCTTCACGCTGTCCATTTCGTGCTCTTCTGCGGGCTTCACCCGCGACAGGCTTCTTAATCTATCCTTTGCCATATCATTGTCGTTTTATCCTGCAAAGTTCTCCGTTTTATCCGTTAACTCCGTTTTATCCGTTAACCGCGTCGTCCAGTATGTCGCGTTGTCAACGCGACAATCACTTGTAGTTCTTCAGGATCTCAGCCCTGGCCTCGCGGTACTCCTGCATGATAGCTGCATCGTCGTCGCCCTGGCCCAGGTACTTCTTGATCTCCCTCAACTCGGCCTTATCCTCGTCGCTCACCTTGAGCAGGGTTACCTGGCAATCTTCCTGGACGTCTGCTGCTGTGCGCAATTCCTGGTAGCGCTCATGGGCATCTTTGGTTTCCTGTGTCCACTTGGCCTGCGGAGCCTTGCCTGCATAGTCCTGGGTACCCAGTCGCCTGGCAATCTCCGACGCTGCAGCCTTGCGCAAGACGGGGTCGCTTTGTTTGTCAAAGTAACTGTCAAGATCTTCGCTATTAGAGATTCGCTTGGTCATTTCCTTGCCCGCCGCCTTCTTGGTCACCTCGTTGGTGGTGTACTTGTAGATGCCTGGCAGTTCGCTGTCGTCAGCCGCTTCAATGCGCTTCTTGATGGCCTTGCCGACAATGTCCTGCATGAAAGCGTCGCCACGCTCGTAGGCGTCATCCAAGGTGGCAATATCCTCGCCCACCAGGCGCTCCTTCACCTTCTTGCCGAAGTTCTTCACATACCTGTCAACGGCATCGTTGTGGCCTTGCTCACTGTAGGCCCAGCCTGTGAAGGTGGACTCGCGGCCCATCTTATAGCGGGCATAGCGGTTGGCGAACTCTTCGGCATTGAGTTTACGGGCATCGCCAGCGGTCATGCCCAACTCGTCGATATAGAGTTGATCCAACTGGCCCTGCGGTGCGCTCATCACGCGCATCACAAGCAGGCCGAACTCATTGGCCAACTCGGGATCGCCGTTGGCCATGTCAAGGCCAGCGACTACCCAGTCGGTAATGGTCTGCGGGTTCACACCAACGCCAGCCTGCACGATCAGGTTGACCAGGTCGTTGGCGCCTTCGATGACGTCTTTCTTGAAGGTGCGCTTCAGACTCTCGATGTCGCTGAGCAGCGGCAACAGTTCGTTGCTGTAGGTAGCCTTGGCGTCGCCCGATCGGATGCTGTTGTATAGATCGCTCATCACACTGCCGCCAGTCAAGCCTTCGATTCCGCCAGCAATGGCATGCAGCGCGGCGTCGGTGAGCATGTCCTTCTTGTCGTCGTCATCGTCGCCCATGAACAGGTAGGGCAGATAGGCACCCAGGTTCCACGCGGCCTGCATCACCCAGCCAAAGATTGCCACGTCGGCGATGTTCTGGAACAGCGTTCTGTTGTAGACCTTCTTGGCTGCGGTCTCGGCGGTGGCATGGTCCAGACCGTCACGCTCCATCTGCTTGGCCAGGTACTCCAGGCTCTGGGCCTTGTAACCCTTGGTGGCCATGTGCTTCAGGTTGGCGAAGGACTGGAACAGCCTGCGTTGGTATCCCATCGACGCGTTACGGAACACAGTCAACGCCACACTGGCGGCGGTGCGGTCCAACTGCATCGCGCTGGTGTAGGCATTCGCGCTACTCTGCTGCGTCTCGTTATAGGCCACGCTGGCGTCACGCTGGGCGCGCTGCTTGGCCTGCTCATCGCTATAACCAAGTTTCTTGTACTGTTTGAACTTGGTTTCATAGATAGCCTTGGCGCCCATCGCTACGGTCAACGCATCGATGAAGGCGTTGGGCGACATACCCCAGCGGCTGGCGGTGTCGATGATCTTGCTCTTCCACAAGCCCCAGTCGGCATCGCTTTCCTTCAGTCGGGTGTCGCCAGCCTGGCGGCTCTGCCAGCGCTCGGCAAAGCCAGGCAGGTTGTCGATAGCCCAGTTCCAGGCGAACACGGCGCCAACGGGGTTGCTGCTCTTAATCAGTTCAAGCGGATTGGCGGTGCTTAGGTAGGCGGGATACGACAGCAACTGCTTCAACGCGGTGTAGAAGCGGAACGAAATCTTTGCCCTGGTGACGCCCTTGGCGACGTTCACCAGGTTGGTGTCCACGCTGTCAAAGTCCACCTTGGGACGGTACACGCCACTGGCAATGGCACATACGCGCTTGAACTGTGTCCACAGTTTCTTGCCCGAACCGAAGCGGGCGCTGGCCATGTTGAGCATCCTGTTGCGGAATCGTTTGTACGACAGCAGGGTGTTCAAGTCGCGGTTGAACTCGGCAAACGCTCTCCAGTGCTCCATTTCCTGGATGTGTCCCAACACAACATCAAATGCGTCAGCCCTTGTCACATCCAGATCCTTATTGTTTACACGGCGTTTCATGATAGCGCCAGTGATTGTAGAGCCCTTGTTGTCGTCGCTGTTGGAATCCTGGTTGTTCACGTCCTCTTCCTGCTCGCGGCTGCGGTCATTAATCTTCAACGGAAAGTAGTTCTCGATAGCAGACATCGGGGCTCCGAACATCCGTTCATGCACGGCGTTATACTCGATGCGCTTCTGTACCAGGAACTCGTCCTGCAGCCAGTCGGCAAGTTCTATCAGGCGCGGATCAAGGTGCTGCTTGATAGCCTCGACATCTTCCTCGCTGATACCCATCTTGCGCAACTTCATCTTGCCGTCGTTCATCTTGTTGACCATGTAGATGTACAGCAGGTTGCCTGGCGTGAGGGTGTGGGTCTTGATTTGGTCGCCATCCCAGAAGTCCACATCCATGCCCTTCATCTTGCGCTCGATAAAGAACAAGTCACTCCAACGCTTCACCTTGAACTTGGACAGCGGTGTTCCGTCTGGCGCGATGGCATCGCGCCCAAACACCTCCTTCACCTTCTCGTCGAGCACCTGGTGAGCGGCCTTGACGTTGCGCCACTCGTTGTTGTTGGCCTCTACCCAGCCGCCCATGAAGCGGTTCCACAGGTAGCCTTCACCATTGGGGCTCTTCTGGCCCATCATCCTCAGCATGTAGTCAAACGTAGCCAGGGGCTTCATGAAGAATCTCACCGCGGCCCAGTTGGCCATGCGGTGCTTCCAGGTGGGCCGCATGTGCTCGTCGGCGGGCACGTTCTGCAGGTCGCTGTTGGCGTTGTGCTGGATCTCTCCAACGCGTTCACGCTGCTGCTCTCGCCACTGCTTGGCGCGCTCCATACTCGAAGCGATACCGCCGCCCAGCATTTCCGACAACTGGTTGTAGTCGTCGGCACGTTCCATCCTTTTTTGACGGATAGCGTCCTCGGTGGCGGCGATGTAGTCCTTCAGGGCCTGGCGCTCTCGCTTCAGTTCATCGGGCGACAGACTGTCCTTTTTGGCTTTGAAGTCGGCCTTGGCGTCGCGGATCTGCTGGCGCATCAGTTCTTCATCCTGCCTGCTGGCCTTAATGGTATCGTGATACATTTGGGCAAGCATCAAACCTGTGTATTCCTGTGACGCCTCGGCGGCGATAACGGGATCGCTGCTTCCCATTCGGCTCATGCATTCGGCGACGCGCTCGCTCAAACCCCGCTCATCCAGGCGCATGCCCTGCTTCATCGCGGCGGTCATACGCTGGCCCTCGATGTCCAGACCTGCCTGCACCTCGACGCCGCTGGTATTCGTCTTGCTGCCCTTCACCTTCAACTGCTTCTTCAGCAGATTCTCGCACTCGCGCAGGTGGTGACGCAGCAGGGTGTCCACAACCTTGTTCGCCTGCTCGGTGACATTGGCGCTGCCATTGATATTCTTCGCAGCGGCAAGCAGGCGCTTCACCTCGCCACGCGTCAAGTCATTGAAGTAGCCGCTGGCCATCACCTCTCGAGCCAGGCGAACAATCGTGTTCACCGTCTCGCGGTCATAGTTGCGCTGGGCGCTCATCGCCTTGCGGATCTGTTGCAGTGCACCGCCCAGGCTACGCATCGCACTCACCCTGGCGCTCTGTGCGGCACCAGCGCTGTTAGCGGCCTGCAGCATCTTGCCAAGCATCATTTCCTGGAACGAACTGGGACCAGCCTCAGAGTCGTCAACTTCCTCGCCCAGGTCCTCGGCGTTCTCGGCCTCTTCCTCCAGTTCCTCTTCGTAGAAGTCTTCACTGTCCTCAAAGTCCTCGACGTCATCCTCATCATCCCTGAACATCGATTCAGCAGCAACGGGTGTTGTCCCGTTTGTCGCGTTGTCAACGCGACGGTTCGCCTCGCGCTCCATCGCGTCGCGGAACTCGACACTCTCAGCCAGGCCCGCAACGCCTTCCTTCTCCATGTTATGGTAACTCTCAAACAGGATACCCTGCAGGTCGCTATCCTTCAGGTTCATGCCGTTGCCCAGGCCCATCTTCTGCAGCAGGGTGCGGAACAGCCTGGCCACCTGGTTCCACGCCTTGAGATACCTGTCGGGCCGCTCGAAGTTCATCTGCTGGGCCAGTTTCGCCAGGTACTCCTCGGTAGCCTCGCGGTAGTCCCAGTTGTTCTTTGCCATCAGGCGGTTGATCTCCTCGCGGATGCTCGCGTCAACATTGTAGTACACGTTATGCAGGAACTTGTCGAACTCATCACCGAACAGCCGCCTCAGTCCCTTATGGGCCACAACCTCATGCAGGAAGGTAGCCTCGATGTCGCTCACCGTTTTGTGGTTACCCAGGTTGATGAACACCTCGCCAGTCCTGACATCATACCAGCCCTTGGCGCGACGCTTCTTCTTGCTCATGCCTTCACGCTCCTGCTCGCTCATGTCATCAACGATAGTAACCTTCACGCCCAGGCGCTGCCCCAGTTCCTCAACACGGCGGCGCCCGTTGGCAACAGTACGTTCACGCCATTTGCGCGCCCGCTCCTCAGCCTTGCGCTGTTTAGCGGTGGCTTGTTGTGTGGGCCGCTGCTCTGCAGCGGTGTCGGTGCCCAGCATGTTGTCCAAGTTGCTCCCAGCACCCAGCACCTCAATCGAGTTGCCATCCTCGGCCACCTCAAACACATGGCCCTGCAGGAAGTTCCTGGCATTGTCCACCGCACCAAACTGCGTGTCAAACTCACCAGGCACACCCTCCACGCGCCACTTCTTACCCTTGGGGAGCATGCGCCTAATCACATAGGTATTACTTCCTGGCTCGCCTTTCACATTCATACCTTCCCTGAAGGCATAGTCTGCCAGAGCATCAAGCGCTGCATCCCTGCTCGCGAATCGGCCAGGGATAGTACGATTGAATACCCATTGTCCGTTATCTTCCCTAACGACAACCTCATCGACATTCTGCAAACCGCCGTTCTCCTTCTGGTACACCCGCAACGTCCCACCATCCTCCAGAATCTCACGTAAACGCATGTCGTCAACATTCATATTGAAGCGCTGGCTCAACGGGATCAACTCCCCGTTGTCATCATAAGTGGCAGGATCTGCCGACTTCAGTTGTGAAGGTTCAAAGAAGATGTAGTCATCGGCCTTATCGCCGTAGTCGTACACATTCTTCACCACAAGCGCGGTGTATCCGTTTTCCTTTGCATACTGTGCCAGGGTGTCAGTATCATACTTGCGGCCTTCATACTCGAGCGAATACCAGTTCTTGCCCTCTGCATCAACGATCAGCGGGTTGTCTCCCAGGTTTCCGTAGAGGTGATAAGCGCCGATGTTGTGTGCCTCATCAGTGTTCTTCTTCAGTTCGTCAAGAGTGAGCATAGAGTTACCCGTAACGGTCGCCAGGTCTTTGCCAGATACAACACGCTTGTAAGAACATTCTATGTCGATAGCCACATCGCCGCTATCCCAACCTGTGAGATAATTGAGATAGTTTCTTTGTTTCTCGTCCAGTTCATCGTAGTGCTTGCTAACGTAGTCGCGGATAACTTGCTTGTTCTCATTGTACCTCTCCACGCCATCAGAAACAAGGCGGTAAAGATCTTCTCCCTCGTTGCCGTTTTCTTTGGCATAGGCGACAGTATAGAACAAGTCCATAACCCAGGCAGTCGCATTGAAAATATCAAGTTCCTCATCTGCTGGCAAGGTTTCCACTTCAACTTGGCGCTTTTCTATCTCGTCGGTTACCTTCCTTGCATCGGCCTCAACCTTGGTTACAATGGCTTGCTTTTGCTCTTCAGTGGCCATCTTCCAGTCTTGGTCGAAAACTGAACGGGCATTGTTCAGGATACCTTCTTGCGAGTCGTCCTGCTTGTATCCCTTGTTGATCTTCCGCACACCAGCATAGTGGTCATCGCCAGCATAGTTGGCGGCGACGTTCCTTCTGGTGGATGTGAAGAAAGCACCCATTCTTGATTTAAGCCTGTCGAATATCGTAAACCCGAATCGGTCTGTTCCGTGATACAGGTCAATCAGTTTGCCGCTTTCATCGGTAGCCATGCCAGCGGACTTTGCAGCATCGTCAACCAACTTCTGTGCAGCCGCATCGTCCTTCTTCTCCACAGCCTCCTGATACTCCCTATCGCGCTCAGCAACCTCGTCATCGTCCCTAAACCTGATATCAGGATTATTCGGGTCAAAGTCACCGTTGTTCTCGGTTGCCGACTTGATAGTTCTTGGGTCAAACACCAGGAACACGTCACCGACATACTCGCTAACATCACCCGTGCTATGGATGTCCGCAAGGTTGCGTGCAATAATACCGTCATATTTCTCTTGCATTCTCGCTGCACGGTTGTTCCCACTTATAGCTTCAATAGCCTCGGTGCCACTCTTGACATCATAGCCTACATCTTGTTTAAGCTCAAACCACCCGCTGTATCCGTCCTTGCCTTTCGCGTCAAATTCTTTTGGGTTGCGGATATTAAGAAAGACCTCATAGATTCTACCTCCCTTCGCTGCCTTGAGGGTGTTGATTCTATTTTCAATCTCGTCATATTCGCGGATATTGCGAACATTGTCCATCATTTGTTCGAGACGGGCAATTTCCGTGTCAATCCTGTCTTTAATTTCCTGAGAAAGATTGCGCCCATCGCGATACATTTCAGCCACCGCTTTATTAGTAGTGAAGTATGAACCGAACTCCTTGAGACCGCTCTCCGACCCGCGTGTATGGTCAAAGATTTCGATTGCACCATAAGGGCTACCATGATAAACCACTAAAGGCTCGCCATTTTCATCCACCACTTTTGATGCGTTATCGGGATCGTTCTCCCAATCACCGAACCAGTTTTTAAAGGCTGATGTTCTAACTTGCAACCATTGGCGCTCATTCAATTTACTTGGCTTGCCATTCGGCGCTTTCATCCAAGTGCCGTCCTTACGCGCACGCTGTTCGATTTCGGCTATCTCCTGGTCGCCCTGGGAGTTGTCGTTGTCTGTCGCGTTGTTAACGCGACCATCTTTACCCTTCTTTATCTGGAACAGCGGCTGGCCCTCGGTCATCACGCTGCGCCGCATTTCAGGCGTCACGTCAACGCTGTGCATGACTTCCTTGCCAGGAGTGTCGAGCGTCACCTCGCCGACCTTCACGCCCCACCGCTTGCCGTACTTGTTCATGAACTGCGGCAGCATGCCATCGTAGAAAGCCTTCATGCCATACCCGCCGACGCGCAAGTCGTCGCCAGTGAACTCAATGGAATCTTCAGCATTCATTATCTTTTCGGCAATTTCTTTACCAAATACCTCGGCAGCATTCTTGCCGTCAAACGTATTATTTGATTCAATCTTGCCATCTGTGCCGACAACCATTTCGTATATATCACCATCGCGCGTGGTCACAAATACGGAATGAGAACCATCTTCTTCTGGATCAGAGCCAATGCTTCGCACGGCGTGCCCAATGTCATACCTGTCGGCCTGCTGCTCTCCAGTAGTCCAGGCCACCTTATCAAAGCCTTCCTCGGCAGCGAGACGGAGCATCCGCTTCATGGCCACCTCGTGCCAGTTCTTTTCAAAGGGAGCAGCAGGGATAGCCTTAGTTGTTTCGTCGTGCAGACGAACAAACAGTTTGTCAATCCTTTCCTCCAGTTCCTTGATAGCGGCCATTTGTTCTTTAGAACCTACCTTTCCTTGGTCGGCCTTGTCGCTCCAGTCTTGGTCAAAGGGTAGGTTGGAATTTTCTTCCGACCAATGTGAATAGCCGTGTTCATGCAGGATTTCTGCCGCCTTGCGGTTTTTTTCACTCTGCAAGGCTTCAATCTCTTTTACAACCTTCTCCCTCTCGGCAGCATAGGTATATCCCTTTTCTCTGCCCTCCTGATGCCTGTTGCTCTGCACCTCATCAATCACCAGCACACGGTTGCCTTCGGTGTCGGTGGTCTCACCAAAGCGAACCCACATCACGGCACGGCCCTGGTTCTCGGGGCCGAAGTGAATCTCGTCATGCTCCTGGTAAGGCTCTACGCCAGGCACGACAAACGCTATCTCGCGCTTGTTGTTAAGGCCGTTTGTGGTATGGCGCTCACGCATGGGATTAATCCTGTTGTCATCAACAACATCATTAAGGGCTGTCTCTTTGGCAACTTCTAACGATGCTACTCTCGCGACTTTATCTCCGTCATAATAATAGTCATAGTAGTTGCTGCCAGCCACAGGACGCATTTCAATCTCTGGATGTCCTTCAATGGTCACGGTTCCGTCATTTTGTGTGACGAATTTAACACCGCCATAGTTCACCTCTTCCATCTGCACCGCATTGTCGCGCACGAACTGCAACACCTCGTCTTTCGTCAGTGTCTCGCCCTTATGCTCGTCAAGCCAGGTACTGAGGCCCATCCACTTGTCCTCTCCAGCCTTGATGCCGCCCTGCTTGGTCAGCATCGCCTTCCATTGCTCGGCAGTAGCCTTGTTCTGCTTGACGTTCTCAACGGCTTTGGCTGCGTTGCTGTAGAACGTGGGCACGCTACCCTGTGACGACAGGTCCACTTCTTCCTCATTCACCTGCTGCAGCGCTTCCATGAACCGTGCCGCCTCGGCATCGTCAAACAGCGCCTTCATCGGCATGCGCACCAGTTCGTCATACGTCAGCCCCTTCGCTTTGCTGTCGAACAGACTGCGCACACCGTCCAGGAACTGGTTAACCCACTGCTTGATTTTGTTGTAGATGCCAGGGCGCTCCTGTGGCTTGTCCTCGGGAGCAAACATTTCGTTGATCTGACGGGCAGCATCCTGGCCCACGATACGCGCCAGCACCTCGCTGGCCACTGCATCCTCGTCGCCCTGGATGTCGCGGTAGAACTCATCGCTCATCACCTCCTGCCATTCCTTGGTCTGCTTCAGCAGTTCCTTTCCCTCGGCCCACATCTGCGGATTGGCCAGGCGAGCCACCTTCACCCACACATGGGTAAACTCATGCATCGGTGTCTCGGCATTGAAGTAGTTCTCGTTGAGCACGATCCTGTTGCCCACGGCGAAACCGTACACGATGCCGCCGCTTGTGCGCAACACTTCGACCTGCTGCTGGGCACGCTCGGCACCCAGTTGGTCGGTGTACACCTTCTGCAGTTCCTCAAAGAAGTCCTCCTGCTTCAGGCTGGCGACGTTGTCCTTGCCCAGCACCTGCTTCAGGCGGGCCAGCATCATGTCGCGTATCTTACCATCCAGGCGCGGCTTGCTCATGATCTTCTTGATGCCTTCGGTGATCGCGTCGTTGCCGCGAATGGCGGTGTCCAGCCCTTCCTGCATCGTGCGGTCCCCCAGGGACTCACTCAGCCGCTGCTCCACGTCGTCAAAGAACGACATGTGAACGGGCTGCTGCTCGCTGTAGTTGCCTTCGTTGTCGATGCAGCGGAAGTCCTCCAGCACCTTGTAGTAGTTGGGATGGTCGGCAAACTGCTGGAACTTGGGCGTGCACTTGTTCTGCTTGCACCAGGCCAGGTACTCGTCAGCAGCCTTGCGCGGGTCACCCAGGCGACGCAACGCCTCGTTGAAACTGAAGTCCTTCAGGCCCTTCTTCTTGCCCTTGGTCTTCTGGTCATCGGTGTAGTCGGTGGCGTTGTTCAAGCCAGTCTTGATCTGTACCGACTTGGGCATGCCGCTCTTGTGGTACGGGATCACCATGTCGATGCGCGGGTCGTCGAGCAGCATGCGGATGTGGGCGTCACTGATGCCCACGGCGATGGTGCCCACGTTACCGTTAAAGCGCGGGTCTTCACGCAACGCAAAGGCTTCGTCAACGGGGAAACTGTCCTCATGCCATGCCAGTTCCCAGCCGCCGTTGCCGTCGGGCTTCAAGCCCAGGTGCTCGGCATCTACGCCCTGCACCACCTCGGGAACCAGCGACATGTTGAACTTGGCACCCGTTCCGCCGAACAACTTGATCAGCGCGGGCACCTTGGTATAGATATGGATGGGCAACCTGCGGATGGCCAGGTCAGTGAACATCTGCACATAGTCGTAGAAGAATATCGGGCTGTAGTCACTGAACGACTGGGCACGGAATCCGCCCAGGTTGAAGAACCAGTCCATGGCGGGACGCTGGCGCTTCTTGTCATACGCCTGCTTCCATGACAGCGGGTCATAGATATTGAAACCTTCGTTGGGCTTCGGCGTGGCGCTGCCCCAGGCACCTGCGATAAACTCGGCAATGGTGGTGTGCGGGTACTGGCGCACCAGTGCATCGACGCTGTCGGTGGACAGCAGCGTGGTACCCTCAAACCTGCCCATCAGTGACGGGTCTTGCAGGAACAGTTTGGCGATCTTCGCGGTCATCGTGGGCGTCAAACCCTTGTCGGCCTCGCGGCGCTTGCGCTTCCCCTTGCTGTTGATATAGGTCTCATAGGTGCGGCGCACTTCCTTCGGTATGTACTTACTGAAGGCCTTGCCGTTCTTCGACGCAGCCAACGCGGTCAGCCTCTTCACCTGTTCTTCGGTCAACTCGCGCGGCGTGCCGACAGGCAGGTCGTCGTCAATGCCGACAGCCTGGCGCACGGCGTTCCAGTAGTAGGCCACGGCGTTGCCGTAGTCCAGGGCCCTGGCGCGCTTGGTCTCGTTGAAACAGATGTCGCACGCCGTCAGGAAACCGTGCTCTCGCAGCAGCGACTTCAGCGCTTCAATCTGATTCGGGCCCAGGTTCTGGCCCCAGCCCTGCTCCTTGATGTAACGTACCACGGCGTCAAACGCCTCGCGCTTGGTGCACAACGCGCCCAGGTCGATGTTATACGGGTATTCGCCGTTCTTCTTGAAACTGCTGCGGTTGGGAATCCAGCCGACGGCCTTGTCCCACACGCGCCACAGCGGGTTGTAGTTGCCCTGCTCGTCGGTCAGTTTCTTGTTGTTCCACTCACGCAGGCGAGAGAAGCCCTGGGCCATCCTCGACACCAGGTCGGCAGCGTCGTCCAGGATCTTGCGGAACTCGCTCTTGGCTTCCTCGTCCCAGCCCTCACGCTCCATCACCTCCTCAATGTACGCGCGACTCTCCGCATCCTTCCCACTCTCATAATTCAACTCCACCCGACCAGTAGCCGTCTTCCCAGGCATGGTCATGTCGTAGGTGAACACTGAACCGTTCTTGTCTATATTCAAACCGCCCTCGATGCGATAGGGATTATCGACAAGTCTTTCGTAGTCGGAACCAATGCGCATCGGCATCATCAGGACAAAACCATTCTTGCTCTCGGCCTGTAAAGCCAAGTCACTATTATTGGGATAAAAGCGCAGTGTCTTGGAACCCTGGTCTGCAGCAGCACGGGCAAATACCTGCATGTTGTCGAACTTGAACCAGCGCACCCTGCCGTCGGGTGTCATGACCTGTATTCTCGAGTGGTCACGCCAACTGTTGAAACTCATCTTCTCGTCGGGGTGCTCGTCCTTCCACTGCTGCCACTGCTCCTTCATGCGGGCCTCAACACCTGCAACCCAGTCGGCAAACTTCTTGAAGTCCACCTTGGCGGTCTCTGTTCCTTCCTTACCCGCCTTAACGCTCTTCCAGTTGGGGTAGCGCTGAATGGGGATAGGCTGACCCTTCTCGACGGGCTCAGTGATGGCTGGGTTGTTCTTAACCTCCCTGGCCTTCTTGACATTCTTGCTGGCGATCAGTTTACCTTTGTTCTTTTCATCATAGGCGCGCTTGTCAGCAACAAGGATATGGCCATCAGTCGATACTGCATAACCCGAAGGATCGTGGTACACGCCCTGGTAGATAACATACTCGTTGGGGTCGCCGCTGTTGTTTGCCTCGGAAATGTCAAACTTCTTCTGCTTGTTACCCGTCGGTACCTCGCCCTGGCTCTCGACGCTGTACTTGATGTCCTCGGCGTTACGCGCCTTTGCCCGCGCCTCGGCCTCAGCCTTCAATGCCTCGACGCGCTGGGCGTGTTCTGGTTGCTCAATATAGAATTGATAAGCATCTTCGAGATCGTCGAAGTCAATGCGGTCGCCTTCCTCGGCTACCTTGCACGCCGCTGGCTCATTGGGGTAATGCTTATGGAATTCTTTATTATATTCATCGGCAAGTTTTTCAATGTCAACATCCCTGCTGGGGTCAACCTTAACGAATACACGCGCACCTTCTTCATAATCATATATACCCTTGTCGCTCTTGGCAACCCAAATATCCGTGTCCTCGCCAGCGATTCTCAACCTGCCTTGAATGTCTCCGTCTTCGGTCACCTCGACGCTCTCAGGGATGATCTCGGCGTTCATGTCATTAAGAGAAGCAGAAAGATACACATCATCGAACAAGTTTTCCAACTCCTGCAACGGGCCACCATCAGCACCCTCTGCCTCTTCATTCTCTTGTTCTGGTATTGCATCGCTCTGCGGTGCAGCCTCAGCAGCAGGTTCGGCAAGTGCAGCCTCAGCAGGCCGCTCAACCTCCACAGGCTGCATTTCGTTCTCAGCCACTGGAGCAGGTGTTTCAACAGCAGGTGTCTCCTCGACGGGCTCGACTGCTTCGGGCTCTGCAGGTGCCTCAGTCTCGGCAACGGTAGCTGCCTGTTCCGTGGGCTCCTGCTCTGCAGGAGTCTCAACCACAGGCGCGGCCTCTTCAACCACGGGAGCGGTAGCCTGGGCCTGGATAGCTTTCACGCCATTCCAGTAGTCCAGCGCGCTCTGTGCCGCCTGCTGTGCCGCGGTGTTCTCGGCCACTGCCTGCTGCTGTGCGCTGAACGTGGGCTTCGGGTTGTAGATAAGTTTCTGCCCTGCTTCCTGTGCCTTCTTCAATGCCTTCTCGGCCTCGTCGATGCGGGCCTGCACAAAGTTGTCCGCCATAGCCTGGGGCCAGCCGCTCTCCTGGTACAAGAACTGGTGGCCACGCTCAGGCTCTACCTGGTTCCATGCGGGCTCGCCCTGGTCGTCCATCGGCATGCTGGGCGTCGGGTTATCCTCGGGAGCAACAGGAGCGGCAGGCGTCTCTTCAACAGCAGGCGCTTCCTGGTCCCCTGTGTCGTCGCTTTGCGACGGCTCTTCAGCGGCAGGCTCCTCATTCTCCATTATCCCTTCTCCATTATCCACGGCGTTAGCCGTTTCAGCGATGCGGGCAGCGCGGTCCTCGTCGGCCATTTGCTGCAGTTGCTGCTTGGTCAGCACGACAGGTTCCTGGGCACCGTCAACCAGCACGGCCACGTTATTCTCGTCAGCGTCCACCACCTGGTAGGTGTGAGGCTCGCCCTGGTAGTTTATGGTATACTGGTCCCCCACATTGAAGGGCAACTGTCCCTCAATCTGTGCTGCAGCCGCCTGGCCCTGCTCGTCGACAATCTGCTGCTCAACTTCCTGGCGCTGCTGCGCGGGGTCCTGCACCTCGCCCAGGCTCTGAATCTTGTCGGGCGATATGGTATCCTCGTTGCCCTCTGCATCACGCACGATGATCATGCTGTCGCTGTTCTCCACGTCGATGCTGTTGTCAGCCAGGGTAGCCACATGGCCACTGATGATAAACACCTCGCGACCACCAATAAGCACGGCAGGATGTATCATGCCGTCACCGCCAGCGTTCTCAGGAGCGACGCGCTGGGCAATGGCTTCGCCAGCCACGGCCACCTCGTCATCGATATCATCGTTCACTCGGGCCAGCATGCCGTCATATGCGGCCTTGGCGTTCAGGTATTCTGTCACAGCCTCAGTGTCGCCAGCCAGGCCGCGCTCGGTCAAGTCGCTCATGACGTCATCAATGGGCGTGCTCTCCAACCACTGCATCCACTGCTCGCTGTATCCCTTCTGCTCCAGCCTTGCCCTGGCAACATCCAGCCTGTCCTTAGCCGCGCGCCTCTCTTCGGGCGTCACGGTCTCATAGCCGTTGGAGTATTCCTGCGACTGCTGCTGTTCCTGCTCGCTCTTGCCCTCGCCGTCTTCCTCGGCATCCTTGCCAAAGATGTACTCGCCAAGGTTCCAGCCACGATAACCCTGCAGTGCCTTGACGTAGTCAAAGATAGCCTTCTTCTCCTGCGGGGCCAGTTCCTGGCTGTCGCGCACCTCCATCAGCACGTCGGCCATCTGCTCGTTTGGCGTGGCATCGATACGCTCACGCCAGGGAGCCCAGCGGTCCTCAGTAAGACGGAACGACGCTATCTTGTCCTGCCTGGTGACAGCAGCCTTAATTTTATGGTAGGCGACAGGGGAATACACAGCGCGCATGCTCGAGCCCAACACAACGGGAGCGTTAAGCAGCGGGCCCAGCGTAGCACACGACAGCCATATGTCAATATGTGTGCGCGGATCACCCAGACGCTTCGCGCCTTCCAGGTCACCCATCAACAGACCGTCGAGCGTGCCGATGTATTCCTCGAAGGCCTCACCGCCTACACCGTGCCAACCTGCAGCCCTCAACATGTTCTGATAGGTCTTATACCAGCCCTTGCCGCTAAGACTCGCCAGGGGCTTCGCAATGCGGCTCAGACCAATCTTTGCCAGTACCTTGCCACCCCAGGCGCCCAGGTGAAGGAACTCGCCAGCGCCCTCACTTGCTGCCTCGGGTATGGCCTCACGCTCGGCGTGGAACAATGCAGCGCCCAGGCTCTCACCGCCAGACACGAAGTTGTCACCCTCATAGTGGCCCAGCATGAAATCACCGTCATCACCAAACCACCAGGAGCCCACTGCGTTGCCCTCGGCCTTGCCCAGCGTGCGCGTGGCTTGAATAGTGTTGGCCATGATAGCACCACCAGCCATGGTGCCCAGCGTAGCGCCAAGGCCCTTGACCATGTATCTGCCAAGTCCCTTTGCGGCATACCTGCCGAGCATCCTTGTGCCCAGTCTCATACCAGCAGAACCAAGTTGCCTGAGTCCTGGCATGCCGCCGATGAAGTCAAGCATCATTTCCATGGAACCAACTGCGGTAGTGCCAGCCGATGCCCAAGCGCCGTAGTCGTCACCGTACATCGCCTGTACAGCGTTGTCCCATGCAGTATTCTGAGCCAAATGCAGCGCGGCATTCTCTTCGCGTGTCAACTTCTCGCCTTCCTTCATCTTGCGCTGTATCTCGTCCATGCGCTTGCTCGACTGCAGGATGGCCTTGGCATCGTTAGCCTCGGCGGCGCCACCAGTGAAGGAATAACCATTAACAACGGTGTTGCCGAAGTTGTGCCAGAAACTGTTCATGTTGTTGTCGCGCTTGTCGTACAGGATACGCAACGCGTCGCGGTTCTTACGCCATGCCGCCATCAGCGCCTGTGTTTCCTCGTCGTTCTGGTAACGGCGCTGGCGTGGGCCTCTGATATCCTCATAGTCAGATGCCATGGCATCAAAGATCTGCGCTATCCAACTTTGTGACTCATATTCTTCATCAAGTTCATCCATTCGGCGAAGAATGCCGCTGTCAATCAGTTCACGCTCGCGCTCGAGCATGCCGATCTCGTCATCGGGCAATGAGTAATAATCATGTTCCAACTGGGCCTCGCCGCGGTCAAAGAACGTGCCGCCTTCAGGCGTGGTATACGTCTGCTCCATGCGGCCCGTGCTGGGGTTGAAAACGATGTCACCCCTTACCACCTCATCATTGGGGGCCAGGGGAACGGGTGCAGCCTCGCCAGTGGCAAGTTGTTCCTTGGCGCGTTCCTCGAAGCGGTCCATACCGCCAGGCAGGCGTTTCTCGCGGCGGGCGATATCTTCCTTGAAGCGCTTGTTGTCCTGCTCCCAGCGCTTCTGCTGATTCTCGATAGCCTGTTGCTGGGCCTGCAGACGCTGGCGAGCACGCGACTTGTTAAGCGGATGAGTGCCGCGACTGTTCCTGGTACGCATCCTACGTTCCTCGACATCGGCAGGCAGCATCGACTGGCCAGAGGCAGCTGTACCGCCAGTGGACTTCACTGGTGCAAACAGTGTGCGCGAGAAACTTTCATAGGTATCTGGCACATCATAGTTGTTCGCCCTTAAAGCCTTGTAAAGCGTCTGCCTGTTGCGGACGCCTTCAGTACCTGGAGCGGTCAATGTTCGCTCGAAACTCCCGTAGTTGTCGGGCACGTCATAGTTGTTTGCCCTCAACGACTCGTATAATGTCTGAAGTGGTTTCTTTGCCATGTTATTTATTTTACCCATTGGTCTTTAAGGCCAGTTTCTTTTTGTTCGTTACTATTACCTTTGCCGCCTTTGCCTTTGCTCGATGATTTACCAGAACCGCCCTTTCTCTTGGTGGTAGTGGTAACGGTCCTACCCTTCACGTTGCCCCTCTTGTCATAGACGACCTTGTCCGATGTGGTGGTGACAGTGCCGCCCGACGATCCGCCAGCCCTGGTCTTCGCGGCCCTGGCGTTGCTTGCTCCTGCGGCAGCGTTGCGCTGGTTGGCCTGGGCATTGTATGAGTTTTCCTTTGCCTTGGCAATAGCCTGATCCTGGGCCTCGCGTTCATTTGCCAGTCTCACTACTTCCTGGTTGGCATACACCTTTGCAGTCTCGACGTCCGCACCATTGTTCAGTGCGTTCAGATAGGCAGTATAGTAGTCCGACTTCTCCAACTCATTCTGCCGCTTGGCTTCCATCAGGTTGATGTAAGCCTGGTTCTTCTCCTGCTGCATCTTGCGCTTCTCAGTGCGGTCGCGTTCCAGGCTCTCCTGCTGGGCCCTGCGGGTATCAGCAAGCGAATTGTAGTAGTCGTTCTTGCGCTGCATCTCCAGTACCTTGATATAGTTGTCAAGCGCATCCTTATACTTCTTGTCGCGCTCCAGGCCCAGGGCCCTCACCCTCGCTTCCTGGGCTGCACTCATGCTGCCGCTCGTCATGGGCTTGGTGCCCATCATGTGGCTGTATGCCTCGTGGAATGCGCCCAGTCCGTCGCCTATCTTCGCCATCAGCGCCTGACGCTTCTCGCGCTTTTCCCTGGCCTGCTTGTCAGCCTCGCTCTCCGTGGCCTCATCGACAGCCTGCTTGGTGCGCTCCATCGCCTCTCTCAGTCCAGCGAAGTCAGCCACCTGCGACACTTGGTTTGGTGTCGTCTGGTTCACCGTTCCGCCGCTCTGCTGCGGCTGCTGCGGACGAACAGCATTGAACATCTGCGTGGTAGGATCAGCCGAATTTTGATGACGATCCGTCGCCATCCGCTTCTGCTGCAACGCCGCATTTTTCTGCTGCATGGTCTGGGCATAAGCAGTTGCAGCAGCTACGCCAGCGTTCCGCATCTTATTCAGATCATCGAGCACACCCATAGCCTTAACCCTTTAACAGGCCCTGCAGGCCCATGCCCTTCTCAAATCCAGCAGCAGCGCCACCGACGGCACCGTTGATCATGTCCATGGAATTCTGCTTACCAGCCTGCAGTTCGTTGATTTTCCCCTGCAATTCCATCTTCTTGTTGAACGCCTCATCCTTGATGTCGTTGTTTCGCTCCTGCTGCGCGGCGGCAGCACTGGCCAGCAGATTGGCCGATGTGTCCGCATTCTCCTCGCGCTGGGCTGCAGTGTCTACGTCAACACCAAGCGCCTGCTTGGCAGCGGCAGCGCGAGCCGCCCTTCTCATGCGCCTGTTATTCTCGGCAAGAATCGCCTGCCAGGCGACCGACTGCGTTCCGTCCTCATTGCCTCGCTGGTCTGCCCACTGATCCACATTGGCCATCTGGCCTTGAAGGGCACCTATCTGCTGTTTCAAGTGACGATTCTTCGAGAATGCACCAAGAACGCCGCCAGTCAAACCTGTGGCTGCTCCAATTATACCTCCTATACCTCCTAACATAGTCCGTTAATATTTAAAATTTGCAGCCAAAGATAGAGACCTATCTTTGCATCACGTTTTTAAGTATTAACCAAGCATCATATTATGGCACAGGAAAAAAACAAGAACTCGCGCAAAGGCAAGCCCACCAAGATCACCGCCTTCACCCGCGCCGTCATCCAGGACCTCACGTCCGACTACTACCAGTCGGGGCTCATGGCCGAGGACATCGCACAGCTATCACCCAAGGATCGTCTGCAAATGCACGTCGAACTAATGAAGTTCATCGTCCCAAAACCCCAGAGCATCGACGTCAACATGAAGGCAAATATCTCAGCACCAGGCATTGAGGACACCCTCAGAAGGCTCGCCCAAGAGAATGAATAATTAACTCGCTGCTAATAGTAGAGTTAATGCAAATGCATTGCAAATGCATGCTGTTTTGGATGCAATTGCATTGCATTTGCATCGGTTTTGGTATGCAATTGCATTGCAAATGCATAGCAAAAGAAAAGAAAAACAAGAAAAAGAAACCTTCCCCCCTGCACCCCCTATAAAGAAAAAGAATAAAAAGAAAAAGAAAGATCTTCGTCATGGGTCATGTATCGCGCGCGTGCGCGAGGCTGTGCAGATCATTGATGTTTGTCTTTGGTCGGCGCCCGCATCGCGGCCCTGCGCCAGGCCAGGGGAATGACACAGGCCCAGTTGGCCGACGCCTGCGGCATGAAGACCCCCAACATCGCCCGCATCGAGACAGGCCGCTACAGCACGGGCCTCGACATCCTCGCCAAGATAGCCCAGGCCCTCGACTGCACCCTCGACTTCATCGAGAACCCATAACCCAACCAAATGGCAAATAAAAGGGCAGGTAACCACCGTCGGTTATCTGCCCTTTGCTTCATAAAACATTATCCATTCTCCATTATGCATGGGCGTCAACGGCGACCGTACAGCACCCAGTCAATCACCCTGCGGTTCGCCTCGTCAACCAGGCTGCTGTCGCGGGCGATATAGATGTCCGTCACGCTATGCAGGCTGTGGCCCATCGCCTGGGCAATAACGTCCATAGGGACGCCCAGGGAGCGCGCAATGCTCGCCCAGGTATGTCGGGCCCAGTACGCCGACAAGTCGGGCCACGTCTTGCGCCTGACGGCCACCAGCCGCACCTTCTTGTCCTTGGTCACCCGCTCTTCATGGCTCACGCCGCCCAGGGTCTTCAAAGCGCGGTTCATCCGCTTCAAGAAGTCGTCATAGTCCTGATAGTTGTCCAGGATGTTGATCAACTGATTTTCCCCGCGATATCGTGTAATGATGTCCAGGGCCTCTGGTTCTACGCGAATGTCAACGGGTTGAGCAGTCTTTGAGCGGCGAAAAACCACCCTCCCGTGGCTCATCCGCTCCAGTTTGAACAGATCAACGGGACTGATGCCGCACAGCAGGAACATCAGCAGGAATATATCCAGGTACCTTTTTTCGTGCGGCATGCACGGCGTTGCCAGCAGTTCCCGCAACTGCTCCACCGTCAACGCACGGTGCCGCGTCGGCTGGCTCTTGATCTTGAAGCGGCGGAACGGATAGTTCGTTGTCAGTTCCCTGGTGATCGCGTCATTGAACACCGCACGCAGGTTACGCATGTGGATGCTGCGGCTGTTAGCGCTCTTCATCGTCAGCGACAGCCAGGCGTCATAGCGGGCCAGCCAATCCGCATTGATATCCTCCAGCAGCAGATCATCACACCCAGGGCAGTACTTCCTTATCCGCGCCATGGTGAACAAATACTGCTCCCTGGTGCGGCCCTGGTGTTTATCGGCAAACTCCTGGTAACACTTCATCAAGCGCGGCTTGTCCCGTCGCGTCCAGTCCTCGCCGCTCACAGCAGCCACCAGGCGCCGCTTCACCTCGTCCGCTGGAAGATCCCTGTCCAGTAGATCCAGGCAAAGCCCGTCTACCTCGACGCGGATACCGCCCAGCATCATGTTATACTTGTGTGCGGCCTGGTGTCCCGTCACGCGCTCCGTCCTCGCGTCCCAGCATGCTGGTGCCAGGCTGATACCCGTCGCCGCATACAGGCGCTTACCCTTGTAGTTAAGCACCAACTTCAGCGGGTATTCCCCGCTAAGTCTTTCCAATCTTGTGTCAAGATAAAGTTTGTGTCTCATAATTCCAACCCTCTACACAAAAACCTACACAACCCTGGTGCCGTTTGGTGCCAAATAGTGCAGTTATGTGCCGTTTTTTTTATTCGACACGGGGAAGAAATCCCAGATAATAAAGGCAACAATCAAATGTATATCAAGCCTTTAACTCTTTGAGCGGTAAACGGGACTCGAACCCGCGGCCCTCAGCTTGGGAAGCCTCATCGCCGTGACGAAGTGAGTTAATAATCAATTTATTACATCATAGTTTAAGTGTGTAATACACTAAAACATACACACTATCGCTTGCCCTTGTAGTGTTTCACTACCCCGCCGATGCCAAGAAAGACAAACAGGACTGCCAGGCCAGCAGCGCCGCCAAAGAAGCGTAACCAGGTCGGGGCGCTGCACACATGAAGCAGACTGAGCAGCCATTGGATGGCACAAAACACACCAGAGATCGCAAGGGCCGAGCCAGCAATCATCAACAAAGTCTGCAGCAGGTGGATCAAGTTCTTCATAACTCGCCCCCTTTCATCAGAATCTTAATCGTCCGCTCCTTTTCTGCGATGATACGCTCCAGCAGGGATATGCGGTCCTTCAATGCATCGCACTCGCTGGAGTAGATGTTGCCAGTGTTGTTGTTCACAGCGACGCTGCTGTCTCCGTTGGCGATTGCCGTCGGCGCTGATCGTAGCATGTCGCCCTCACCCGAGAGTAACCAATCCGCGGATACACCTTTACAGTGTGCGTATATCAGTTCCGCATCAAATGTATTTCTCGATATCCAGGCGCTGATGGTTTGTGGTTTGACGCCTAACAACACAGCGAATTGCGCCTTGTTCCCGTCTGTGTAATAACCTATTAGGCTTTCAAGCATACTTGTTTTGTCCATAAGCCATACTGTTTATAAATGTTAAATCCACACTTTGTTGATAAAATAATCCGCAAAATGTTTGGTAGGTATAAACACATTGTTTACCTTTGCAAGCAAAGTTACAAACAAATATTGATATGAACAACGAAACGGACATAAAATTACCGATCGCCCCCAGCATTAAATCGCTGGAAATTGGCGAACATGTGTCGTTCCCCGTCGAGCGACAGAATGCCGTGCGCAATGCATCGACCCAACTTGGATTGATCCAGCGCAAGACATTCACATGTAACATCAGCGACGACCGCACGGTCATCACAGTAACAAGAACCGCTTAAACATCACAGTTATGAAGTATCTTCAACTCATCACGAACAAGCACTGCCTGGCTATAACGGCCATTGGCCTGCTGGCATTGCTCTGCATCATGGCCACCAGCGAGGTGACAATCACAGTGGTTATCGTCAAGGTTATCGGCTTCGCCCTCATCTACCTGATGTCGCGCTTGTACGACAAATGGGACAAGCAAGGGAAGGTAAACCCGATCAACGAACTGTTCAACGACAATGATTGACATGGCACAGAACGGAAAACCAATGGACCTGCTTGGCAGCGTTGAAGTGTTCGCCGAGACAATGCACGAGCGCTACGCTGATGGCAATAGCAGTCTGCTGGTCATCGCCAGTGACGGCAAGCAATCGCTTCTCAGCAGTTTCGGCAGCGACGAAGCACAAATGGACGCCTTGTCGACGGTGATTTACCAGAACGAAGAAATCAAAGACGTGATTGAAGGCGGCATTGCGCTGGCAATCACAGCCAAAATCAAAGGAATCGATGACACCGACTGAACCACAAGTGGCCGACACTGCACGCTATAGCCAGCGTGATGCCGCGAACATCCTGGGAATCCACCGCAACACGTTGCGACGGTATACGGAGCAGAACCTGATACGCGTTGGATACAGGCGGACAAACGGCAGGCCATACTACACTGGGCGAGCAATTCGCCAACTCTGGAGGAGCCAGTTATAGGCTCCACCAAGCAAGAGATCTTTGACATCGCGGGTAAAGTTTCTTCATGAGATAGGTCAGCGTAGCACAGCGCACCTCCTGAGATAGGGATGCGGTCAGTTTGGAAGACATGTTGCTATAGCGCACATCAGGCCGTTCACCAAGAAGTCTGAATGTGTGCGCTTGACGAGCGCTGGTTCGAGCCCAGCCGTTGGCCCTCCACACAAGCCATTACAATGTTTACAATGCTTATTTCCTTCGTACCTGCCCCGCTGAGACAGCGCGGCAGCACATATACGCGACCCGCGTAGGGTAAACAACAGTTGGTTGATTTTTTCATGGTAAAATGTTTTAAGGTTTATGTTAATGGTATTTAATAGTGATTTCAAGAACCCAGGTGTCCGTGAGGATGGACTGGGCGACAACACCCAGCCAGGGTATGGCATCATTTCTGTTATTTCTTCATGGATTAAATCGTTTGTATTATCGGCCCTGCAGCGAGTGCACGGCCGATCCCATCATAGCCTCGCCGCGGCGAAACCAAGCGGCGAATTATCGACAGCTAAGTAGTTTCTTTATAATGAATCGAATCATTTTCCCCGCCCATCCGTGAGGCTCGGCGGGTTTTTACAAGAAGTCAACGCGGGCGTTGTCCGCATAATATAAACTCTAAATTAAAACAATCATGAACAAGAGAACAATTCTTTCCGCAGCAGTAATGCTGCTCGCCGTGTCAGTCCACAGTGCCAATTACATCAGCCTCGGCGACGACGTGCGCGTTCATCCGCGCTACCTCGACGGCTATTTCAAGGCCACGGCCACTATGCAGGTTGACGGCATGCTGGACGACTGGCAGATCATCGCGACATACCCCGACGGGGTTGCCGTGAAACTTGTGGCGGGAATCGTCCCGCTCGATGGCATGACCGTCGGTTACACCGACCGCGCTGGCCAAGCCCAAGTCTATGAGGCACCGCTCCAGGTTAGCGCGGCCTACTCTACGATCTCAAGTCACATCAGCCAGCAAGGTTGGTGGGACTACGACAGTGACGGTTGGTTTGAATGTTACGGCACCGCCAAATGGATGCCAGGCGAGCATCAGATGTTTGAACTTAACCTGTACATCACGCCTGGTTTCCGTGAAGGAAATATCGTCTTCGACGGTGTATTGACCAGCGGCGCTGACCAGCGCGGCCCCGTCCTCCAAGGAGTGCGCTTCTATCGCGTGAGCCACCTTTGGGTAGGCTACCAGCGAGGCGACGTGAACGGAGACGAGCGCATCAACATCACCGACGTCACCATCCTCATCAACGCCCTGAACGAGCAGGGACTGGGCGGCACATGGCTGGATGAATTCCAGCAGGCCGCGGCTGACTTCAACGGCGACGGCCTGGTGAACATCACCGACGTGACCGCGCTGATCAACTACAACAATGCTGAGTAAAATTTTTTCATAATACTATCGTGGTTAACTGCTGAAATTTATAATACCCGCGAGGGTTTGAAACAAGAGTAGTTAATTGAATCAGTTAAAAAGTTAAACAATTCTCTCCTCCTTCGCTGTGAAGCGCGGGAGGACCCACACCTCGAGTTGCAGAGGCTAAATGCAGCGATTAGTAAGCATCGGGGGTATCCCCGCTGGACGTGTCCAGCATTAGTTTTTCATCATAATTAGAATCCCCTGAAAAGGCAGGGGCTTAATTGGTGGGAAATGTGAATTATTTAATGGTTGGGAGAAAGGATTTCCGCCTTCGGGCTTTACTTAGGGCGACCACTGGTCGCTCAGCGCGGTTCGATTCCGCGCCTCCTTCAAAGCAATCCTCTGCATGATTGTTTTGTGGCTGACGGCCAGGCCACGTCTGGCCCCAGCCTTTTCAAGACGATCATCAACAGGAGAAGTTTCAATTCACATATAATATCAACTCTAAATTCAAAACAATCATGGCAAAAGAATTGACAGTACAAGAACAGCGCGAACTGCTCGCCAACCCGATCATCCAAGAGGTGAAGAAGTTTGAAATGCAGCAGCGCATGGCGAACATGTACGCCACATCGACCATCGTACCCGACACCTACAAGAAGAACCTGGGAAACTGTGTCATCGCTATTGACATGGCGATGCGCATGGGCGTGAACCCATTGGCCGCGATGCAGAACCTCTACATCGTGCATGGAATGCCCGCCTGGTCAACGCAGTTCCTGGTGGCATGCGTCAACAAGTGTGGCCGCTTTGCTCCGCTTGAGTATGAAATGGTGGGCGATGACCCCTTCAAGAAATCCTTCAAGTGCCGCGCTTACACCTATGCAATCGGCGACGTCAAGAAGGAGCGCCCGCTCTATGGCACCTGGATCACCTGGGCAATGGTGGACGGTGAAGGCTGGTCCAAGAAGTCAGGCAGCAAGTGGCTGACAATGCCCGAGCAGATGTTCCGCTACCGCGCCGCATCATTCTGGGCGCGCACTTACGCCCCAGAGATCTCCATGGGATTCCCCACACAGGAAGATGCTATTGACGGCGCCGTCATCGACATTGAAGCAGAAGAAGTCCCAGCGCCCGAACAGCCTACGAACGAGCAGCCCAGCCCCGTGGATACTGACACCGCCAGTGTTGACCAGGAGACTGGCGAGGTGAAGGAACAACCCGCGACCGAACCCGAGCAGCCCGCTGCCAAGCCCGCGACACCCGCCGACGCAATCAAGCAGGCGATCAAGAAGCAAGTAGCTAACCAGCCTGCAGCAGACCTGCCTGGCAATCGTCAGGAAGGCAACCTGTTTGATCAGCAGTAAGCCATTTTTTAATATAGTAACCTGGGCGTGCGGTGCAACCGCGCCGCCGCCCTTTTCAAAACAAAACAATCATGAGCAAAACGTACACAATCATCAGACCTGCCACACACGACGAGTGGCTCAAGCAGCGCACGCTGGGCATCGGTTCCAGCGAGGTGGGCACCATCCTTGGTGTGAATCCCTACGAAACACCCTACCAACTCTGGCGCCGAAAACTCGGCATTGATCCTCCCGTTCCCGAGAATCCCTTCATGCGATGGGGTCATTACATGGAAGAGGGCGTGGCCAAGTGCTTTGAACTGGAGACGGGCCACACCGTCATCAAGGCCAGCGCTGGAGACTGGCTGGCAGTGGACAAGCAGCGCGACTATCTGCGCGTCTCGCCCGACCGCACCTATTGGCTGGGACAGTCCCGTGCCAACGACGCCAAGGGTATCGTAGAGTGCAAGAGCACGCGCATGAAGGTGGACAAAGACAACATCCCGCCGCACTGGTTCGCCCAACTGATGTACCAGTTAGGCGTCATGAACTACCGTGAGGGATACCTGGCCTGGGTCAACCGCGAGACGCTCAACTTCGGAACTATGCAGGTAGCATTCGACAAGGACCTGTATTCCGCTATGGTCGACTGCCTGGAGAAGTTCTGGACCGAGAACCTGGTAGGCGGCAAGGAGCCAGACATCGTGACCATTGACGATGTGATGCTCAAATACCCGCGTTCCAACGCTGGCAAGACCGTTGAGATAACCGACGAGGTGATGGACGCCATCACCGAGATCAAGACCACCAAGCCGCTCATCAAGGAACTGGAGAGCAAGGTTAAGGAAGCCGAGGATACCGTCAAGACATTCATGGCCGACGCCGAGGTGCTCTGCCTGCCTGGAACCAAAGAGAGTAACCCGCAGATCGTCGCCACCTGGAAGACGGGCAAAGATAAAGAGAAGTTCGACACCAAGTCCTTCAAGGCCGACCATGCCGACTTGTGCAGCCAGTACACGTCGACCGTGCCTGGCTCCAGGACATTCCTTGTAAAGTGATGGTCCAGATCTCCAACGATGACGCCAGACTCATCCTGGCGTTGCTTGAACGGGCCCCGACATTCTATCGAATCCACGCTGTCAAGTCAAGCGACATGGACGACGCCCGCCTCATGGCAAAGATGGCAAAGAGGTTAAAACAAAAGGTTAACCGTGCTGCGGCTGAGTCGCAGCCCCAAATAAAGAAACAGCAATGACAAAAGAAACATTAAAACAAGTGATTGAACTTAACAGCAAACTCGATGGGCATCAATTATCGATTGAATGTATCGAGCAATTCTATAATAGCGTCCCTGATGCCGATATGGACATTGACCCGTGGGACGATATAGATATCGTTGTCTCAGGGCCTAACAGTAGCCTTGTTCTGGATCGCATTCCCAATCAACTCAAGACCGATATCCTTGAGTTAGTCAAAGAATATCACAGCAAACAAATCAATAATATCAACGAACAAATTCAAAAGTTATGACAAAGAACGAATTGATCAACCGAGTAGCCAACCGCTCTGGCTACACCAGGCAACAGGTAAGCGACATCATCGAGGCATCGATGGACGTAGCGACAGAATCATTCGCACGCGGACACAACATCACGCTGCGTGGGTTCGGCACCTTCAAGGTGGTCAACCGCAAAGCGCGTCCCGTGTATGACTTCCGCCACGGAAAGACTATGCACGTCCCAGCAAAACGCGCCGTCAAGTTCATGCCTTACAACGACCTGACAAACTCCCTCAATGCGCAAGAGTAAACACAGGGAAATCCTCGACCAGGTGCTGGCGCGGCAGCAGATCACCAAGCCGCGCCGACGCCCTGGTCAGGAAGAGCACCTGCTCCAGGTCGCATGCGTGCAGTGGTTCAACGGACAGCACAGGGACCTATACGGCCTGCTCTATGCCGTCCCCAACGGAGGCAGGCGGGACCAAGTAACGGGTGCCAAACTCAAGGCCGAAGGCGTCGTCGCTGGCGTCAGCGATCTTAACCTGGATGTCGCACGGCATGGATTCCACGGGATGCGAATCGAACTCAAAACGCCGACTGGGCACCAGTCCCAGCGACAACGATGGTGGCAAAGCATCGTCGAGGCTCAGGGCTACAAGTACATCATCGTGCGCGACGTCCTGGAATTCATCGACCAGGTCAACAGTTATCTGCAAGAAGATTAGTCATGAAATCGGAAACCAATTTTTACATACACGACAGCAATGCCCGCAACGATGAAAAACTCCTACGCTTGCGCATGCGACACAAAGCAGCAGGATACGGCGTCTATTTCATGTTGCTGGAAATCCTTCGGGACAAGAAGGGCTTCATGTGCCCCAAAGACTATAACGTCATAGCCTTTGAGTTACGCGAAGATGCGGCGCTAATCAAGTCGGTCGTTGAGGATTTCGGGTTATTTGTCTTTACCCAAGACGGTAAGTACTTCTACTCCGAGCCTTTCCTTCAGCGCATGGAAAAGATTGGTCACGTTTCAAAGGCAAGACGTGAGGCAGCAAAGAAGCGCTGGGGATCACGCGACAAGAAGACCGAAGAGGAATACTTCAACCAACTGAAGATCTCAGAGGTGTGGATCATCGACATGACGATCAAACACAAGTGCACACGCGAAGAGATACTCAGGCGAATCGATGAGTTTGCAATCGAGTGCCGAACGCGATGCAATACGCACAGCAGCCGCCAGGACATGCAACGGCACTTCCACGAATGGCTAACGGCGATTGAGAAGGCCAGGAAGAGACAGCCAAAGGCCGACGAACCTGTCGGCGCCGAGTCCCTGAAGGTGTACGATCAATGGGCCGAAGCCATGTGCATGAAGTACCACCTTACACATGAGCAGTTATGTGAACGCGCCGACGAGTTTGTGCTCGACATGAAATGTGGTGACAAGACGCTCGACGACATCAACAATCTCAGACAATATTTCAACGGCTGGCTCAGAAGCCGACTACAAGTTAACGACAATGCAACAACCGAAAAGATTAGACAGCCTATTGCCGCAGGCCGTGCCGAACGGGCTGCAGCAGTTGCCAGCCAAATGGCAGCACTTGGAGCCCAGGAGAAATCAACTGCAGGCCTCCCATACTAACCTGGCGTCACTGCTCGACGCGGTCAACCCGTCGTTGCAGGTGGCCTACGGCAAAGATCCAGCCAGGGCCTTCGGTAACGACGCGCCCGAATTGGTGCTGCTCGATGCAACCTACGGCGAGAACGCTGGCGTGCTGTGGCTCATGCCGCAACTCTTTGCTATCGGCGAATACGCTGGCGTACGGGAGAAGATGGACGAGCAGCAGACGATGGAACTGGCCAGGGTGATCAGCACCAAGTTCGGGCACCTCACAGTAACCGAACTGCTCTACTTCTTCTTTAACCTGAAGGCAGGAAAGTATGGCAAGTTCTTCGGCGTTGTCGATCCAATGGTGATCACCGAGGCCCTGGGCAAGTTCCTCGACGAGCGCGACAAGTACCTGACCAAGGTACAACAAGACGCCGCACGCGCCGAGCGCGAATCCTACTACAACCGACCCGACGTCCTCAAGCCCCACGAAGTCGAAGCACTCCGCGCGCGCCTCGAGAAAAAATGGGCCGAAGAAGAAGAGAAAGCAAAACAAGAAAACAATAATCAATAACTTACAATCATTATGGACTACAGCGATATTATCAACGTACTATCCAATAGGTACAACGAACTACAGAAGGAATTCCAATCAGTTCAAGACCTGGTTAATGACATCGACTTTGTCTTCGATTACACCGAAGAAGAGCAGTTGCTGTTTTACCGCATGCGCTCTACAATGGAAGAGCACAGCGGAGCACTCTTGAGACTTATCCGCTACTTGAAGAAACAAGCGCAAGAGGAAAGTGGTGGCATGTTCCAGACCCAACACGATCCCAACTTCGACGATGTCGACCCCAAGCAGAAGGCAATGGCGATGCACCACTGCGGCCAGGACGCCGACCTCGACGACGCTTGCTGTCAAGCCCGCGAGAAGGACCCAGTCGGCGACGCTTCCGCCGCCGTTAAGGACAGTGCCATGGTCGAGTTTCAGAACATCCACATCCACAAAGGGAACATCCCGAGAGAGCAGCAGGGCTGCATCAAGAACTTATCTCTGGTTGGTATGCAAGTCATCGCCATCGGCGATCAGCGATGCGATCGCTGCCGTCAGGATCGCTACGGTGAGCCATGCGTCAAACTCGAACTCGTCGGCGGCCACATGCTTTGCCTCGCCCCACTCCCTAACTCCATCATCACCGAGTAAGCCATGAGAATATGGAGCAAACCAGATGAAGACATGCTGGAATATATAGCCAGCAAGCGTAGCCTTTTCTCTGAAGAAGTCCAGCAGAAATTAGATGAAGTCGTTGGTTTGGTAATCAAGGAAAACAACGGCGGCGCCTACGGCAGTGGGGTTGAGAATATATCAATCCAGTTTATTCTGTCATTCATTGTGCAAAAACTCACCGAGGAAAAGGGAGAAGGACGTGGAATTTTTGTTCAGGTTGCAGATAAGAAATACAAAACGAGAGTGTCTGCTATCAAAGCAGGAATGGGTCCACTGGCTGGATATCTCAATCTGAATGCTGAAGACATATGGAATGGCATTGATACAGACACAAAAAAAACAATAATGAGCCTCATTCGCGGTGGGTTTCATGAGCAGTTCTTTATAAGCAAGAGACGGTCACCATTAGAAGAAGTTGGTAGGCTCGCACTGCAAGCCGCATGCAATGAGGCTTTTATTGAAATACTAAACAATCATCAATATCTTTTAGAATATGCAACCAGTTAACACGAAATCTTTATTAGCCTTCATCTTTAACCAGATGGAGCGGCTGAATGCTGGCGAGATCACCGCCAATGAGGCAATGGCGCAAGCCAAACTCGCAAGCCAGGCAAGCAACGTATTGAATTATGAACTGAAGCGCACCATCGTCCAGATGCGCATGCAGCAGATTGGAACGGGAATCGATGTCACCGACATTAAGTTGCGAAACATCGAGAGCCTGCCGCTCATTGAGTCAAATTTCCCTGACAAAGATTATCCTAAGGAGTAACACATCATGACCTACAACCAAGCAAGAAAAGTCCTCCAGGACTACAACGACTGGCGGCGCCACGAAGGCGAGCCAACGCCCTGCCCGCACAGCGGAATGAAGATCGGCGCCGCCATCGATACAGCCTGCCATGCACTGTGGCAGATGGAAAAGATACACAAACTGGTCCTCTTTGGTAAAGGGCCGATAACCGACGAACTGCTATGATTAAAGGATTTAACAAAGAAACAGCGCCGCTCAACGACTATGAGCGCGACACCCTGCTGCCTGTCATCATCAAAGGACTGAAGACCAAGGTCGGCGTCGGTCGCATCATCGCAAGTTCCAAGATCATCGCCTGCATGAAACGCGCTGGTTACAAACTCGACGGCCCGCGACTGCGCAAGATCATCAACTTCATTCGCGCCAACGAACTGGTGCCATGCCTGGTGTCAAACGGCAAGGGATACTTTGTCGCCACCAGCGCCGACGAAGTCGACGACTGCATCGCTTCACTCCAGGGCCGCATCGCCTCACAGCAGGCAATCATCGCCGCCCTCAAACAACAACAACAAAAATACTTCAAATGATATGAAAGAAGAAGAAAAGAAATACATTTTGTCTCAACTTGACAAAGTTGATGACATCGGCGAGATCAGCGATGGGTACCACACCTTCAACTCGCTATACAACCAGCGTCTTTACTTGTTTGCCGCATTGGTAAACGCATACCCAGATAAGGCGTGGAAAACTAAACGCCATGATGATGGCGAATTGTGCTTCGGTGGCGGCTGGTTCCTGGTTGGGATCACAACGCCTGCAGGAAACTACACCTACCACTATGAGTTAAAACATTGGGGCCTTTTTCATTGCAATGTTCTTGACAAGGCACCTGAATTTGACGGCCATACTGACAAAGATGTAAAAAGAGTGATGGGATTGCAACCAGTCAAACACCCAAGATGGGTAGACTTTAATAAGAAATCGCCAAAATGCAGTGAAATAGATGATGAGTCTGATTATTGCATTGTGATAGATCAAGACGGCTATATGAATGTCGCAACATATAATTGTCTTGATGGTGTTTGGTATACGTCTGAAGGAAGTATTGTGCATGTCTCCTTGTGGTTGGATAATGCAGTGAAAAATGATTAAAGACTAACCCATGACCATCGGACTCGTTGACATAGATGGGCATGCCAAGAAAAAGAAATGGGGAGCGACAATCTACCCCAATCTTGCCCTCGCCAAGATAGCACGCTATCACCGCGAGCGCGGCGACCAGGTCGCGTGGGCGATACCATTCGTCCACTACGACCGTGTCTACATGTCCAAGGTTTTCAATTTCAGTCCTGACGATCTCACCTGCTACGATGCCGACGAGATCATCAAGGGCGGTACTGGCTACGATATCCACAGCCAGTTACCCGAAGAGATAGACCGCCTGCAGCCCGACTACAGCATCTATCCCGCCGTAGACAAGAAAACCGCGTTCGGTTTTCTAACGCGCGGCTGTCCCAACCGATGCCCCTGGTGTGTAGTACCTCGCAAGGAAGGCCGCATCCGTCCTTATATGGACATCGACGAGATCGCCATTGAAGGCCGCACAAACCTGGTGTTGATGGACAACAACATCCTGGCCGCTGGAGACTATGCCGTGCAGCAGTTGGAGAAAATTATCGACCGTGGCTATCGCGTTGACTTCAACCAGGCGCTGGATGCGCGACTGGTAACCGATGACTTCGCCCGCCTGCTGGCCAGGTGCCGATGGATCGACCGACGCATCCGCTTCGGCTGCGACACGCCTGGCCAGATCAAGGAGTGCGAACGTGCGATGGAACTCATCAACTCCTATGGTTATCATGGCGAGTATTTCCTCTACACCATGCTCAACGACGACTTCCAGGAGTGCTACGAACGCACACACCATTGGTGGCTCGTCAATCAGCAGCTAAGACATGGGCATACGGGTAGACCCGTCTACCCGTATGCCCAGCCCTACCGTGATCCCTGCAAGCCTAACCGCCCGCCTCAATGGCAAAAGGATATGGCAGCATGGGTCAACAAGAAACAACATTTTGAAATCTTTCCTTTCGCGGAATTCAAGCCCCGCAAAGGATTCCAATGTGCAGAATATTTGAAACAATTTAATATCAACAATCATGGAAATCAAAGGTAAAATCATTCAAGTACTCCCACAACAAAGCGGAGTATCAAAGTCAGGCAACGCCTGGAAGAAACAAGAGTATGTCCTCGAGACCCTGGACTCATATCCCAAGCAGGTCAAGTTCGACTTCTTCGGCGACCGCGTCGATCAATACCCGATGGGCATCGGCGACATCGTCACAATCAGCTTCGACATCGAGTCTCGCGAATTCAACGGACGCTGGTACACCGACATCCACGCCTTCAAGGCTATCGTCGAAGCAGCCTCTGGCTACATTCCCGAGCAGTCTGATTACAACAACGATTCATTGTTCTGATCATGACGAAGACTACACCGACAATCTATGTGGCGCAACTGGAACTGACCCGCCTCGCACGCGAGCGTGAACAGTTGCGCCAGCAACTCGACCTGCTCAAGGCGATGCCGCACGACAAAAACGAGATGAAGCGCAAGCGCGCAGACATCATCAAGCAGATGAACGCCCTGACATTCGACATCGACGGCAAAATCGCCGAAGTCTACAAGCAGAACTACCGCGTCGTCCACATGATGCTGATGATGTTCGCTGGCCAGGACTTCATCAGCCGACTCTACGATGAAGCCGCCGACCTGTTCAAGCAGGTCACCGTCGGCATCAAGCGCGACGAGTTATTGGATTTCGTCAAACTCTGCAAAGAGGTATCCGTCAAGGCCAACCAGGTCGTGCAGATCATCGACGCCGCTGGTAAGGACGAAATGTCGATGGCCTATGCCGAAATGGAAGACGGCATCGGCGAACAATTACTGAACAAGTTGCGCCAGCAACTCGACGCCTATGCCAAGTCCCCCGCTGGCCGAAAATACTTCTATGGTGACAACAACAAATAACCACGCTGTGGAGAAAGGAGATAAAGAGGTATGAATTACTACAAACAAGGCGATGCAGCCAACGCCGACAAAATCAAGGCTGCGTTTGAGAAGTTGGGGTATAACACAGGGAATTTAGGATTTACCTCAAGCAACCTTTATTACACGATAGAAGGAAAAGTTGAACTGATGTGTACTAAAGCGCTCCAAAACATCATCAAGACCCACCCCGACTACAAGGAACTGGAATTGCCCGTTGAACCTAAGTTCAAGGTTGGGGATAAGATACAAGAAAAACATACTAAAATGTATGTTTACACAGTATTGTCGGTAGATTTACAAAATCAGAGATATCTTGTAGAGCATAACTACAAGCACCAGTTGTTGTTCACAAGTCAAGATAATTTTGAACTTGTACCAAAGTTCCACTACGACATCTCGAACTTCAAGCCATTCGACAAGGTTCTGGTGAAATACTACAACGACGAGAACTGGAAATGCGGCTTATTCTCGCATCTTTCTACCAATTCAGTGGCTAAATTTGTGTGTGTTGGTTCTACATACGTCCAGTGCATCCCCTTTGATGGGAACGAGCATCTGCTTGGCACTACAGATATGCCAGATGAAATGTACGTTAACTGGTAAAGATTGTTGCTATGATTACTGTAAGAGATTTACAAATTGGGGATTGGATTGAAGATGGGTACAGGGTAGCACAGGTGACATCAATCACTTGTGATGGAATTGTAGAAACAACTTCTGCTATATCCAACATTGAAGTTATTGAACCCATACCTCTCACTGAAGACATCTTGGTGAAGAACGGATTTGAATATGCCTATAACGAAGTGTCAAAGATGCAGAATAAACAACTGCTTGTCACTAATATCGGTGGCCACTACATTGAAGTTCGTCTTGACAAGAAGAATGTCGCCATTTGGTATGACTATGACGAGAATGAAAGTGGTTTCTATTCTGATGTGTTTTTAGGGTTACCAAGAACAGTCCACAAACTGCAACATCTGCTGCGGTTGTGCGGCATTGAAAAGGAGATTGAACTATGACATCGGAACAATTAGCAGAGTTGTTTGTCGAAGAACAATGTGACAATACAATGAACATCCATACCTGCATTGAGATTCTTGTCAAGAACGCTTACAAGGCGGGCTATGCGTGTGCGGTTGATAAGACTGAAGAATGGTTAAATGATAAGGCTATTCTTGGTTGGATTGAAGACGAGGAAGTGGAAAAGTTTATTGAACAATATCTTAACGAGATTGAACTATGAGCAGACAAGAAGATTTCATCCAGGCTGGAATTGCCTACCGCATGGAACATGGTAAACTGATGGCCATTGGCGGAGGCAACTTTGCTGAAATGGCAAAGGAAATGAACCGCACAAAACCATTTGAGGCTGGTGCTGAATACGGCTATCAGTATGCCAAGAAAAGATTAAGAGAGGTACTTGGCTTTGAAATCGACTTTAATGTCGCTGAGTTTGATGATGGTGTGACAACTGAAAGTTTAGTTGATAAAATCTTTAAGAGAATGGAGGAATGACTATGACAAGAGAAGAGCAGATATTTGATATAGCATCCCAGTATGCTATTAACGAAACCGATGGTCAAAATGGCGGTAAGGCAGCATCTAAGAGAGGTTTGTTATTAAGTGCATTTCGTGATGGCGCACATTGGGCAGATCAGCATCCCCAAATTGGAATTTACAAACGACTTCAAGACTTCAAGAAAGAGGTAGAAGCATTAAAGAATATTGCCGATGCAGAAGAATACGCAAAGCAACTTGCACATTTGTTCCTCGGCAATGGATTGTCGCTAAAAACAATCCTGTTGATGGCGATTGATTTCGGGCAGCAACATCCCAACTGGATCTCGGTTGAGGATGAACTGCCGAAAGAAAAAGGTGCTTATCTATTTCATTTTGACGATGGGCAAACAAGAGTGGAAGGTTACTTTCCAGAGCTTCATTTATCAAAGTGTGTCACCCACTGGATGCCCATAGTACCACCAAGAAAGGAGGACTGATTATGGCTGAGCTGTTTGATTTACATACAGAAAGAGGAATTGCGCTTCTGGTATGTTGTATCGCTATGGCGATACTGGGCGTTTTTCTTATACATGGTTTGATAAGTCTTGTAATTATCGACAGGCGGATACGCAAAATGGCGCAAGCATTGGAAGAACTTGGCACTATGCCGCTTGATGAATGGGAGACAAAGTGGGCTGACTACATTCAAAAGGGTTACATAGAATGCAACGACCCACATAAAGACGATGTTGAACAAGACATGAAGTTTTTCAAAGAGATTAGAGAACAATTAGATAATGAGGACTGATTATGGCACAGATAACACAGATCATAACGATTCACGACTACAACAAGATGACCGACGAGCAGAAAGCCGCTTTAAGCGAAAACAATATGCTTGCCGTAGTACAGCAGGATTGGCAGCAAGTCCGCATTGACGCTACTATCAAGTTAACCTGCGCTTTAAGCAAAAAAATGCTCAGAAGCGGCTATAGTGAGCAGCAGATTGCGAAACAAGCGGTTGAACTTGCCGACGCTTTGATTGCAGAACTGAAAGGAGGTGTGGAGTGAGATGAAAATAGATGAACTGAAAAAGGTGAAGTTTCACATGGTTGCCCATCTATCTATGGCAAAGGAACATCAATGCACCTATGCAGACGATAGCGGAAGGCTTGGATTCTGCGACATCACCAAGAAAAAGAGCGAGTTTGAGTTCGGTGAGTCCAAACGTGTTTATCGCATTGATAGTACTTGGTATGACACCAAAGATGAGTTTGTTAAGGCCATTGAGAGGTTTGGCTTCGGGCCACAATTACCAGTGAAAGGAGGGCAAGATGACTGACCAACAACTGAAGCAAGCGCAGGAACTCAAGCGCACCATCGCACAGCTTGAGAGCGAACTGGAGAAATTCAGCAGTTCTCACCCTCAAGGCATCAATGTCTTTCTGCCCAACGTCGGCACACTGATAGAGGACGTGCGCAAGGTTTTTCTCGCACACCGAGATATGTTCAACGAAAAATTCAGGAAATTATGACAATTGAACTTCTCTTTATCATCCTGCTGGGCGCGCTCCTGTTCATCGCAATGGGAGCAGCCCTGCACCTGGCGCGCGTCAACGATCGGCTGCGCCAATACATCAACGAACTTGAACGTGACCTGAAAAGAGAAACACGATGACAATCCACATCACAAACAAAACCAACCTTGTCGCCACCTGGGAAGGCGCATACATGTACATTCCAAAGGTGGACGACATCCTACTGATTGAAGATTCATTCTACCGAGTTTCGACTCGCATCTTTACTAAAGAAGATGTCCGCTTAGAGGTGAACAGGCTCGAAGTAGAAAAAGAACTTGACGTGCAATTACTCAAATTCCAAAAATCTCTATGAACATCATCCAAGCTATTATCTCGATGATACTGGGCCAGAAGTACTGGGCCAACATCATCAACACGCGCGGCACCGAGCGCTGCGAGTTGGCCTGCTTCATCTTCACCACCCGCGAGGATGCAGAAAAGCATAAACAAGACGTGGACAATACCGCCTCGTTTATGTGGGTTGAAACCGTGTCGTTCCGCTCGCGCAAAAGATACCCTAAAGTTAACCGATAAAATTCCAGACAGCAAGTCATGAACTATCTTCGCAACATGATTGAAAGGCTCAAGAATTGGTTACGTCGTCGCTCCTTCTATGTGGTCTGTGACCCAACCGACAATTCCGTCACGCTGTCCAAGGCGCTGTTCAAGCATATGGGCGTGATGCAGTTGGATGTCGCCAAGGTGTATGTGTTCTTCGTGCCTGGTGCCGACTGCTACGGTTTCATTCTAAACCCCGACTTCGACCAGGAGACACAACTGAACGACATCCAGTACAACGGCAAGCACAAGACTGTCGGCTTCGAGACACTCAACCCGACAGTCAACCGCATCTTCTACGATTATGGCCTGCCACATGACAAACCAGTGAAGTTATCAGTCCAGGCGTGCAGCGCTGGCGATGTGCAATACTACAAGATCTGTAGGCCGCATGACAAGCATCTTAGGTAATACACGACGCGCCGATATCACCTTCTGCCCGCGAGGCAATATCGACATCACAGCCAGAGTGACAAGACTTCTCGGGCTGCAGGTCGGCGACGTCATCGATATCTATATCGACGGCAACGAGTTTTACCTCTATGTGAAGCACCGCGCTGGGACGATCGCTGGACGGCACGAGGCGACACTCTACCCTACATCGCGCTCGGTGAAGCACTGCAACAATATGCGGTGCCACTCCAAGCGATTGTGCCAGGCGATGCAACAAGCCTGCAATAACCCTGGGACATTACGCCTGCCCGTAGGCGAGCCTGTAGATCTTCGGGGGACAACAGTCCTGCCGATCATCACCCGCTGGGCAACGAAATCAAGTTGAAGTAGTGCACGACAACGTCGTGTATAATATGATAAGACATTATGCAACAAGAAATCAAATACAATGGCTTCACAGCCACGCCCGACGACTACATCTGTCCTGACGGCGAACTCGCTGCCAGCATCGGGGTCATACCCGAGAATGGAGCGCTGCACCCCTTGTTCCCGCCAACAACGAAGTTCAAACTTTATGACGGTGAGCAATTGCTGTGGATCCACCGAATCACTGGCCACACACACTACATCCTGCTTTTGGACAATAGGTTGTACTGGGTATGTGAGGAGAACGGGGAGAATGATTCCGCAACTTGGCAGCGGCATGAGATCGAGGGCGGCAACATATCAGGCACACCGACCATCGCCAGCATCGGAAACACGCTCGTTGTCAACGACGACAGCGGCGTGAACTATTTCCTTTGGTCTGCCGACGGACCAGGCTACACCGCACTCGGGCAAAAGCCGCCGATGCTGGAGATATCCTTCGGTCTGCATTCCGACTTCGCCGTGTGGCCCGACAAGAAGAACACGTCTTCAAGTGTGTCGAAGTATGGTGGTGCCGACATCAAGGTGGGCAACATCAAGAACACGATCATCCCGCAACTTGGCGAGTCCGAAGGAGACGACGGCGCAGCGTGGGCCGCACCAAGAACCGTCATGGCTGCTGACTCGGGAAGCGACGAGCCTCACCCGTCCATCCGTAAGTTCGCCAGCGAAGCGGCGACATACTCCGTCGAAGAAATGTACGGCGAAACAGACGACGAGAAAAACGGTCTGTCAACGATGAAGAACGTGTTGACGCAAGGCGTCTTTGCCAGGATCAATGTCTTTGCTAACGAGAAGGGGACGAAGGAAAACAAGTTTGTCCTGCCGTTCTTTATCCGCTATGCATTCCGCCTATATGACGACACCTTCATCATGCATTCCTATCCCGTGCTGCTGATCCCGAACAGCCGCGGCCCAGTGTTCGCGTTGGACGGCAAACACGGCCTGGCGCTGAACGACAATGACGACAACTTCGTCGGGCTCCGCATGTGTGGCCGCGTCTATGGGTTCCTTTCAACGCTGGTATACAGTATCGTCAACATACCCGAGGAACTGAAGCGCTGGAAAGATGTTGTCATGTCGGTGGATATCGGTGTGTCCGCGCCCGTCTATACCTACGATCAGGCTGGCACGGTATTCGGCTGGACCAACATGGACGATGCTGGGGCCTGGGACGAGTACTACACCATGAGCAAAGTCACCAAGTTGGCTGGGCATGATATATCCGCTTCATGGCCCATCGAAGGCACACGTCCCTTCCTGGATGTCTTCCTGGATATGGAAAACAGGCACCGCCATGGCGACTATGGCGATTACTTCAATAGCTACAACAGTGTATACCGCTCGCCTAACTACATCGCAACCGTGCCCCAGAAGAATATCAGCGACATCAACAACGCGCTGACGGGACCGACAAATTTCTACATCATCAAGCAGTTTGAACTTGACGAACTGGCAACCTGCAACGAGGCTGAACTGGAAATGGACAAGGGCACGCTCAGCGGTCTGCTGGGTCGTGAACGCATCTACGACGACTACCGAACGCACGATCACCTGGCGGCGACACTGATGTATAATTACAACGGGCGAATGAATTTCGCTGGTGTGACACGCACACCGCACGCGCCGATCAATCCTGAAGTCCAGTTTGCCCAGGCAAACAACATCCGCTCAGGCAATACCTGGCAGGTGGCAGTATCAGTCAAGAGCGACAACCAGCAGATCACCGTGCAGGGCGATGCTGGGTATAACGGAATCGACTTACCAAAGTGGATCTATTACCCTGACATCAACGCCAAGGCCGCTTACCTGACACGCGGCGGCGTGACATATAAAGTCAAACTCACGCCGCACGATCACCTCAACGGTGCTTATTGGTTGGGCGATATCATGACGCGACGTTTGTTGCCGACGGCTGTTGTTGACGCGTTGCCCGAGATCAGCACCAGCGGCATCCACGAGGAGAACAAACTCTATACATCCAACGTCAACAATCCCTGGTTCTTTAGTCATGACAATATCAAGAGCGTCGGCGCTGGACGCATCATCAGCATATGCTCAGCAGCCAAGGCGATGTCCCAGGGACAGTTCGGCGAATTCCCTTTATATGCCTTTACCGACGAGGGAATATGCGCCTTGTATGTGAACGAGGATGGCTCTTTCAAACCGTCACAACCGTTCACCCGCGACGTCTGTATCAATGCCGAGAGCATCACGCAACTGGATTCCGCCGTGCTCTTTGCAAGCGACCGCGGCATCATGCTGCTGCAGGGCTCGACGTCTATTTGTATCAGCGATGCGATCTTCACGCGCTCGCCGTTCAGCATGGACTCAATACCAAACGGCGATGTCTTGGTAAACTTGGCGTCGGTCAATCCACAGTGCTTCGACTATATCCCGTTGCTGGACTTCATCAGGAACTGCAGCATGATCTATGACTATGTCAACCAGCGCGTGATCATCTACAATCAGCAGAAGCGGTATGCATACATCTATTCGCTCGAGTCGAAACAATGGGGCATCATCGCATCAATCATCGTGGGCAATGTGAACTCATACCCCGAAGCCCTGGCTGTGACGCTTGGAGCCGAAGGTAACGACGTGGTCAACTTTTCAGTACCTGACTACTCACTGCCCGCTACTGTAATGTTCATCACGCGACCGCTGAAGTTTGGCAGTGGCGACGTTTTCAAAACGGTGGACACGATCATCCAGCGCGGATACCTGGACAAGAGCGACATCAAACAAGTGCTTTACGCTTCCAATGATTTGCGCAACTGGTTCATGGTATACTCCAGCAAGGATATCTATCTGCGTGGTTTCTCTGGTAGTCCTTACAAGTATTTCCGCATCGCCGTTTTTGGCAACCTTTCCGAAAACGAAACCGTCACTGGCGCGACCGTGCAGTTCACGACGCAACTCTCAAATCAATTACGATAAAACGACCATAATTTCTTTTCTTTATCCACAATGTTTTAGGGTTAATAATATGAATTGGAAACCGCCCCAGCCGTGAGGCCCAGGCGGTTTTTTTGTAGTTGTCGTGTCATGTGCTACCGTGTCCCGAAGGGAGACAGCGGCCTGCGCACCCTTCCGCACAGCCGCGACTTGGCCTTCTGCAATTCCTCCTCGCCGTCCTTGGCCAGTACCAGCCACTTGTCAGCGGCCTCAGGCTTGGTGATACTTAACCAGTAGTAAAGCACCCACCAAACAAGCAGGTTGTGGATCAGTTGCTCCAACCACTCGGCTGTCGTCGACGAGAAGTCACTCGGCACCGTCATCGCGATGGTGTAGGTGTCGGTGTTCGTCAACACGTCGTCAAGCGTCACGTTGTCCATGACTGGGTCTTTGGTGTAAGGAAACAGCGTCTCCCTACACCAGGCCACCTTAAGGTCAAGTTTCCTGGTCACGATGTTGATATTACCGTCTTGGGTAATATCTTGCGTCTGGTGACGACCATGTTGCAGGTGATCGGCATCAGCCCTCATCACGTCGCCCTCAACGTAACCGTACTGGTCCAGGTCATTGAGCAGTTCCGTCCTCAGGAATGTCAGTACAACAGTCTTCGTCCTGTCCTTGTTTTCAAAAATGTAATACATAGTCAGTGTCGTTTTGTATGTCGCGTTGTTAACGCGACTTGTTATTACATATTCCCGTCAACTCTCAACGCCCTGACGACAAGTCGCATGATATACCCTTGCAACCAGGCCGCGTCCTCGGTGCCAGGCTTAACGCCATAGTATTCCATGATGGCATGTTGCAGGTGGTCTATCTCATGCGATACGGTGTCCCACCACTGTTCCAGGCTGGTGGCGTTACCGATGCACATCACGCTCATTCTTAGCCCAGAGTTGCTGAACGTGAAACCTTTGTCCAGCCTCAGCAGCAATCCCTGCGCTCGCACGATCTCATACGGTTTCGCTCCCAGCGCTTCCAGCCACTCGCCGATTTCGGCGAGGTTCCCCTCGCCGATGTTATAGGCGAATATGAAGGCCCACTTGCCTGCTATGTCCAGGTAGTGTTTCTTCATCACATGTAACGCTCCCAATGAATCGGAACTCGCATCACGTCCATTTTCGCACGCCAGCAAGCCAGCACAGCCTCAGGCTTGCAGTCGGGGTCGTTGATGGTTTCGTTGATGAAGTTGACGATGTCCTTCTTTTCAGGAAGTGTCTTGCGGTAGTCAGCCAGGCACATGTTGTACAGGTACCAGGCGTCATAGATGCTTTCCTCTTTGATGACGACACCGTGACTGTCCAGGATATTCTCCACCTCTTCAAGCGGAACAGAGTTGATCCTGACAAGGTCCCCGTTGGCGTCTCGCATCCTCATGCGGGAAATGGCCCACTTGGCCAGAACCTTGGAGAAATGGCCCTGGTTAGCGTCCATGTATTGTGCTTCATTCGCGCCGATGTAATACATATCTCTTCAGTAGTTGAAAGGGAGCGGCATGCACCGCCCCCTCGGTTGCGAATACTGATCAATAGTAACGACCGTTTCGGTACTCCATTTCGTCCTCGCGCATCATGCGCTCGTCACGCATGCGGCCACCACGGTAACCCATGCCGCGGCTCATGCGGTGGCGGCGCTCATGCATCTGGCCTTCTTCCTGATCGGCGTCTTCCAGACATTCGATAGCGGCGCAAATCTCTTCCTTGGCCTTGTACAGTTTGTCGAGAACTTCCTGCTTCTCGGTCTCGTCGCGGAATTCCAAAATATATCCTGCCATATGATTTACTTTTTATTGTTTTTGAGATATTCCAGAATCTCAGCCATGCCGTTCTCGAGGTTGTCAAGCCTGCCGCCCAACTTGCTGATGGCTGCGTCGCGCTCCTGCTCCTTGGCATAGCTGGGATTGAGCGCTTTGGACATCTCTTCACAGGCCGCGACGGTCTGCTCATTGATGTCCTGGCGGTCCAGTTCACCCTGCGACTTGATGCGGATTTTGTCGATCTCGCTTAATGCCGCCTCGCGGGATTCCGCGATCAGCATGCTGCCGTAGTCATGCACGGTGGCGGTGGTGGGCAAGTGAGGAAAATCACCCTCCTTCTCGTCAACGATGGCGCGCAAGGTGACTTCCAACTGCTGGTTCATGCCGATCATCAGGCCAGTGGTCTGCGTCGGCGTGGCTGGCATGGGCCTGCTCACGTTCTTGACTTGCCCGATCTTCAGGCACGGTATGCCGCTTTTGTCAATGACATACACGGCGTCATTCTCTCTAAGATTCTGAAACATTTCGACTTGTTGTTATTAAATTGTCCTTGATAAAAGTTGCATGACGTTGTTTCCCTTGTCGTAGAAGAACAAGTAAACACCCGTGCTGGGAATGTCGGCGGCTGTGATCTCTGCCGCACCGACGTTGGTAATGGCCTGGGTCGCGTCATTGCTGGTGAACACGACAGGCAGCGTGGCGGTGGTGCCAGTCGGGATGGCCACACCGATGCGGATCAGAACCAGCCCATTGCTGGGCAGGAACCTGAAGGCATTGGCGGGCAAGACGAACTGAACATTGGTGTCGGTGACATTGACGCTCTGAACGTCAATCTTGGGAATGCCGCCACGGTTGCTATGATAAAAGGGATTGATCATAGTTAATCCCCCTTTCTTAGCCCCAGAAACCATTACCGCCCAGATTGCCATAGAATCCCATGTAGGGCGTTGCGTTGATGCCGACGATGTTGGGATACTGAACAGGCACGGTGTTGGGCATGCCACACTTGATATCGTCAACCTCCTTGGTGATGGCAGAAAGTTGGCCCAGGATAGGAGAAACGGCCTGCTGAACGACGGACGTAGTGAACTTTTGCGACTCCAATTCGGCAACCTTGGCGGTCAGCGCGGTGATCTCGCGGTCCTTGCGGTTGCTCTCCAGCGCGTCGATCTTGTTGTCCATGGCAACATAACCGCGGTTGAAGGTGTCGGTCAGGTTGTAGGTCTGCTGGCACATGGCAAGCTGGTCTGCTGCTGCCTTGGCTGCAACCTGCTGGCCCACGCCGTTGATGCTGTTCTGCAGGGCGTTGGTCTGCTGACACATCGCCAACTGGTTGTCACAGCAGCACTTGCACAACTGGCTTGCGAGTGCGTTGTCACCTGCCTGGATGGAGTTGATGATCTGGGGAACACTCACGGCCTGTTGCAAGGCGAGGGTCTGCAATGCGTTCTGCACGTTTGCGACTGCGCTGTTGACCAGGTTGAAGTCTTGGCCCAACATGGTTGCGAGGCTCTGGATGGCTGTGCGCGATGCCTCGCCCTGCGAGGTGATAGCATTCATGACCAGTTCGCGGCCACTGTCGTTGGAGATCATGTTGCCGAGGTATGCAGTACCAGCATTGCCGCCACCACCGAATCCGTTGCCCCAGCCGCCGTTGCCCCATCCGAAGATGCTGGCGATGATGGCCAGGCCGAACAGGTCAACGATGCCGTTCATGCCGTTACCGAAGCCGAAGCCGTTACCACCCATGCCGATGGGAATTGAGAAGGGGATGTTACCACCTCCGTTGTTCTCAGGGAATGAAAAAACTTTTGTTTCTCCTGCCATTGTTTTTTGATTAAGAAATTAAAAAATCCATAGTTAATTTGTTACTCGTGCGTCTATCGTTGCGCAATCTTTAGACAACACAAAGTTACCCACAAACTTACCCTTGCAAGTTTTATCCATTAACCGACCAGCGCCGTCCAGGTATTACAAAGACAACGCCCGATCTCCCGACCAGGCGCAGCCCCAACTAAAATTCCATGAACAAAAACATCAGAATCTATATCCTATTCCAAGCCCGACATACGGCTCCAGTTGTTTGCTCTTGAACCCATATCCGTAACCAGCCTGCAAGCCGATAGTGAACCTGTTGGGAGGCTTGCTTACCGTTATGCGCTCTGTGATATACTCCGTCTTCTTGTAAACCTCTATGCTGTCCAGACTCGGTTTGTAGCCGCTCACCCACGCCTGGTAATCCTCAGTCTTGTAATGCATCTGCATGACAGGCAGCACTGCTTCAATTGTGTCATGCGCCGCGAGATAAACCGTGTCGGCCTGTTGTTGTATTGCACCGCTTTGCGGTGCAGCGACTGGCACCCTGACCACCATCCACTTGACCAGCGCGCTATCATTCGGTACTGGGTGATAGTCGGGCACCGTGTCATGAACCGTCACCGTGTCCCGCTCGATCTTCACTGGCTCGACTGGTTTGCGCGTGCAGTAAATCACGATCAAGCCAAGCACAATGCCCACAGCTATCGCGATGAGGTGTGAGAAAAACGTCTTCTTGTCTATTACCATAGTGTTATAATGATTAGCAACACGACCGCCAGGCATAGCGCACCGCACCCGATTCGCCCCACTGCCTCACTGATCGCATTGCGGTTAATACGTTCCATGTTACTGAATGGTTAAGGTGATTCTCTCTCCGTTGTTGGCTGCGCGTTTCAGCAGCATGTAGATCCTCTTGAATGTGGCCCAACTGTTGATCACCTTGCCGACGACCTTGTTCTCGCCGACAATTATACACCCAGACGAAGAATCTTGGTCAGTGCCTGAATGTATCAGGATGCCGCTAAACCCCTTGACATATTTCAGTCTCGGGACTTTGCCACCGCAGAACGATTTATACGTTTCCTTTTTCACAAACGTACCGCTAACCGTGCTCATGTCAATTTCATACGTTCCCGTAGGGATCGCCGTCTGATGTTTTACCTTGATGCGCTCGATATTGGCCAGCGACATACTTTGGTCAAGGCCTCGGTCACGGTCTTCTATCGTGTCGCAAAGCATCACCCATTGCCCGTTCTGCTTGTCCTGCATATACAGGTGGCCAATGGTGTACTTGTCTTTCTTGGCGGTCCTAACTAACTTCAGTTTCATCTTCTCCAGTTTTATTCTGCACCTTGTTAAGTAATGCCTGAATCTGCTCGGTGGTCAGCACCTCTGCCAACTGCTTGAGTGTGGCTGCACTCTTTCGCTCGGCCTTATCTTCGGCCTTCTCACGGATGGATTCAGCCTGTACAAAGCACATCCATGCGCTGGCGCCGAATGTTAACACTGGCACACTGCTGAGTAGCGACAATCCAAGCAGTTCCCATAGATGCCCGAAAAACAACAGCAGGTCAATCATTCCCATAATGAGGACAACCGAACCGTTACGCATTAGTTTCGTGGTGGTGCGCTCATAGGCGTAGGAATTCCGCGCCTCACCCAATAGTTTGGCTTTCCTAAGCCCGCTGGCGAGGTCAAGCATGATGGCGATGAACACCACAAACGCCGCCACGCCCACCATCAGTGCCATCAATTTCAATCCGTTGAAATCAATCATAGCCTTACCCTTTCGCAAAGTGCATCATGAGAATGAACACCATAGCCAACA